ATCTTTTGACTCATATCATCATCAATAATAAAAGTCATATCAATATCGGTGTATGTGTTGAGATATGGATACTTTTCAATTGGTCCATATGTCTTTTGTTCAGCCGTAGCAAATGTTCTTCCTGGTAATTGTGCATTTTCACAACGATAGGTGAGAGATTTTGCAGATTTAATATAAGGTATCAATGTCAAAGGAATAGGAATATTCACATCAAATTTATGTGGGCGTGATAAATCTTTTTGAAAACTTGCCTTAAAGTCGTTAATATTACCAGGCATTTTGATTCCTTATCGTATCTGTTCTAATGATTCTTGCCACACTTTGGTGGCGCTAGCTTTCCTAAACTGTTGTATTGGCAAGAATGCCGCAATATCCCACTCATTTGGCTGCACGGCAAGTATTTTTGACTGGACATGGCTCATCAAATACTTTTTGAAGCATGGTTTAAACTCTTTAAACCGTCTGGAGGCGTTTAATATATCATAGGTGACATTCATACGCTGTATGTCTTTATTGCCGTCAACCACCGCAAAATCCATCAATTTATCCAAAAAGGCGACTCGATACTGAATTGGTAAATAATGTAGGTTCAGACCAGTGAAACCATCTGATTCAATGTTTAATACCAATACCAATGGGAATCGGTCATAATATGGTAAGTCTGCTTTTGTTTTTGGATCATAATAGAAGAAATACAGGCCACCATTATGAAAATGATTACCTCTATTTTCTTGTGCAATCGTAGAAGCAATGCCTGTAATATTACCAAGTTGACTAATCTTCTTGGTCATCCAACGATAAGCATCTCGGCCCATCGTTTGAAGTTCCGAAGCAGTCTTTTGTCTTGCGAGTTGAGTTAGTTTAGATGCCATCTACTATTTAGTTACAGTCCAAGATGGTCTTCCGTGAGAACCTGAAATTCCCAACCACGGTCTAAACAGAATTCGGTTGCGGCTTTCCATTTAGATTGATTGACACCCCATGTGGCCACCTCTTGAATATATTTCTTAGTGATTCTTTTCTGTGGTTCTGGTGGTTGTGATTGTTTCTTTGGTTTGACCTCTATCATCATTGTTTTGAGTTTACCATCTCTGGTTCTCATCTTTACAATAAAGTCTGGAAAGTAACGATGCCAACGGCCATCAACTGGTGAGAGATAAGGAACATTCAATTCTTCAGATGCCCACGAGATAATACTTGGATTCTTGTCAAGCCAGTTCATCACCTTTGCTTCCCATGATGAGCGGTAGATGATATTGTTATAATCCCCAATGTATTTTTGAGGGTTAGAGGGTGTAAATCGTCCAGAATATGCCATAAATAATATGTATATTCTTTTTTAGGACAACCTAATGGCTATCATTTCAATACCAACATCCATCGGTGGTGTATCAATTCCAGGTAATATCATTAATGGTCCTCTTGGAGCATTGTTTGGTAATAAATTTGGTCTAAACAGTTTACAGTATCCTAGAGATTTAGGTTCAGCTACAAAAGGTCATATTGTTCAGTTTTCAGTCAATGAGATTGAACCTATTACTTATGAAGAAGCCAAAAAGTTCATTGCAAAATCAAGTTCATTAGAAGGTATCAAAGAACAATTTAGTTCCGTTAAAAACTTTTTTTCTGGTGATGCACAAAAGACTTTAAATTTCAAACCAAAAAAGAAACGAAAAGTTGCAACAATATCATTATATATTCCAGATACCTTAAACTTTCAATACAATGCTGGTTATGGTAATTTATCTTTGATGGATGTGGCCAAAGAAGCCACAGGTGCTTTTACATCTGCCACTTCTGGATTAAATAAAAACGGTGAACGTAAACATCCTATTTTAAATACTTTAGGTAGAATGGGTAGTTTAGGTTTAACAGTTGCACAATCTAATGCAGCCAAGTTGGCATTATCAACACAAGGCCTTGCCATTAATCCTCAGCAACAATTATTATTTGAAGGTATTGATTTTCGTACCTATCAGATGGCATTCACTTTCACACCATATTCTCGTCAAGAGGCTGAAACTGTAAAAGAAATTATCAAACTGTTTCGTTTTCATGCCGCACCACAAATTACAACGGCTGCAGCTGGTATGTTCTTTGTACCTCCATCAACATTTGATTTAGATTTTCTTTTCAATGGCCAACGAAATGGTAATGTGACACGAGTGGCTGAAAGTGTTATTGAAAGTATTGATGTAAACTATGCACCAAATGGTTGGGCTGCATATGATAATGGCGCACCAGTTCAGACAACACTAACGATGAACTTTAAAGAAATCGAACTCATTGACAAAGATAAGATTAAGGCAGGTTATTAATGCAATACTTTGATACATTACCTAAAATAATTCAAACCGATAATGTCGGTATCTCTCGTGTATTTACTAATCTTTTAGCACGAGCCAGTATTATACCTGATGTATTAAAGAATCCTCTTGTTTATTACTCATATGATATACAAGAAGGTGACACACCAGAAACGATTGCATACAAATATTATGGTGATTCATATCGGTATTGGATTGTTTTATTTGCCAATGAACTACTAGACCCACAATGGTCATGGCCAATGGACTCTACAGTATTTGATGCTTACATGGCAGAAAAGTATCCGTCAGGTAATACAACAACCACAGTTTATAGTTACGAAAAGAAACTAACTCAAACAGATAATTCTACCAATACAATAACAATTAATACGATTGATGTAAATCAAACAGAATATAACAGCATTATTGAAAATACACAGACATATACAATTGGTAACTCTACTGTAACTGTTGCAACCACAAAAAGAATCGTTACTATCTATGATTATGAATTAGAATTAAACGAATCAAAAAGAAAAATTAACATACTCAATTCAATCTACGTTGACCAATTAGAATCACAATTTAAATCATTGATGTCACAATAATATGGAAAATAATCAACAAGTTCCAGTAGTTGAATCTCCTGGTGCATATTACCCTCAAGACTTTTCGATACAGACACTCAATCTGTTGACCGCAAGTGGCCAACGGTTTGAGTTGAAAAAGTTATTGGTTGAAATGTCTTATTATGAGGACATTTATAGTTTTGCAGCTTCAGGATATATTACACTCGTAGATGCACAAGGATTCTTGGAGTTGTTTCAATTAAGTGGTAATGAATTTATTGAGGTCAATTTTGGTAAAATACGGACTGGTTCAAACTCAACCGACCAGTTGTTTAGAGTATATAAGACAAGTGATAGAAAACCTAGTGGTAACATGAATAGTGAAGTTTTTACACTTTACTTTTGTTCTGAAGAATTATTGTTATCCGAACAAATCAAAATTAGTAAATCGTATTCTATGAAAATCTCTGAGATAGTCAAAGACATTCTTGTAGATAAATTAAAAGTTAAAGAAAAAAATACTAGAATAGAAGAAACAACAGGTATCTACAACTTTATAGTACCTCGTTTAAAACCATTTGAAGCTATCAGCTGGATATCACAGTATGCCAGACCCAAACTAACTGGTACAGTTGGTGCTGATATGTTATTTTTTGAAACTAAAGATGGTTTTAATTTTAGGTCTTTGCAATCTATGTTTAAAGACCCAATCTATGGTACATATCGTTATCAGGCCAAAAACATTGAAGATACGATTCAAGATTTTCAAGAAAAAACAGTCACCGTGTTGGATTATGAATTTGCTAAAACCTATGATGCACTTAAAGATATTAATGCTGGTACATTTGCAAACAAGTTAATTACAATTGATACATTGACACGAACATATAAAACAACTGATTTTAATTATAAAGATTACTTTGAGAAAAAGAAAACATCTTCTCTTAATAAGAATGACGTATTGGTGCCATTAAAGAATCGTGTAGGTAAAACTCAAAATGAAGCGTATGAATCTAGAATTAAGGTTATGACTTCTAATGCAACACAAAATGATTTGGCATATGTTAAAGAAAGACCTGGTTCAGTTGCAAAAGATGTAGGCGTTGAGAATTATATACCACTTCGAACTGCACAACTTGGTCTAGCAAACTACACAGTAGTAAAGATTACAATACCTGGAGATCCTGGTATCACGGCTGGTCGAACAATTGATTTTAATTTACTAACATTAAAGCCATCAACAAGTAAAAAAGAGTTGGATAGATATTATTCGGGAACATACTTGATAACAGCAGTAAGACATATTATTACATCTGGTGGTGCATATCAAACAGTTTTAGAAATTACAAAAGATAGTTCACCAACAGCATACTCACAAATTGACAATAATAGTCCTGAGTTTAGAGAAGCAATCAATGGATAATTTTTTAGGTAAAGACGGATTCACATGGTGGTATGGTGTCGTTGAAGATACAAACGACCCATTAAAAGCTGGTCGTGTTCGTGTGCGTGTATTTGGTTGGCATACTGATAATCTACAAGAGTTACCAACTAAAGATTTACCATGGGCTCAACCAGGTTTATCACCAAGTAATTCTAAATCATTTAGTCCACCAAGACTAGGTGATTATGTAATGGGTTTCTTCTCTGATGGTGAATCAGCACAGGCGCCAGTATTACTATCAGTATTTCCTGGTTTTGAAGCATCATACGATAAATCAAAAGGTTTCTCACCACAGAGTTCATTAAAACCTGCCACACCACCGTCAGGTCAAATACAGTATCAAGTTGGTCAACCAACATTGGCACCATTGGCACGAGGTGTGGTTGCAAATACAGCCATCTCACAAGCAAACTCTAATCTGGCTCATGTGTGTGATATACCTGCCGGCATTAAGTTTGAGATTGCAAAACTAACAATATCAGTAAGTGGATTGATTAATACATTACGAACAACAATTGAAGGCCTATGGGCTTCTACAGCTTCTTCACCTTTTGCAGATGAGATTCGTAATGCCATCAAAACAATCAAAGCAAAAGTAAAACAAATACAAAAGTTTATTCGTGACCAATTAGAGCCATTAAAAGATATACAGGCATTTATACAATCACTACAAGAATTAATACAGTATATTGCCACATTACCTGCTCGTATTGCAAAGTTTTTAAGTGAATGTTTAAGTGCTGCTACACAAGGTATTTCTGATGCAATTAATGTTGGTAAAGATATTGCCAAAGAAGTTGAAGGTATACGACAAGACCAATTAGCGATTGCTCAAGATGCACAGTTAGTTATTGAAAATGAAATTGTACCAGCAGTGAATACTTTTGAGAGACCTTGATGACAATATACGCATGGACTGAACCTGAATCAGCAGCTAATACCGATTATCAACCGATATATCCGTATAATACAATTCAGCAAACTGAAGGTGGTCATTCATTTGAGATGGATGATACACCAACTCGTGAACGGGTTCGACTACAACACCGTTCTGGTTCGTTTATTGAGATGCATCCAAATGGTGATGAGGTACATAAGATTATTGGTAAAGGTTATGAAATCATTGCCTCAGATAAAAATGTATTAATTAAAGGTGTCTGTAACATTACAATTGAAGGTGATTCTGTTTTGAATGTAAAAGGTGATGCCTATACACAGATTGATGGTGACGCTTACGAAAACATTAAAGGTAGTGTTAAACAGGTCGTGCAAGGCGATTCACGCCTGATTGTAAATGGTGACATTGATATCGATTCATCTGGTGACATTAATCTTGGTGCCTCAACAGTCAATATCAATGCAGACTTAATGGTTCGTGGTGATATTGGTTGTTCACAGTCAATACAGGCTGATGGTAATATTACCGCTAAGATTTCATTGTCGGCCACCAAATCAGTTGAAACGATTGGTTATATGATTGCTGGTACTACGATTAATGCAGGTGTTTCTATGTTTGCACCAATGGTATCTGATATGTTTGGTTCAGTAGAAATGTTCCGCATGAAAGTCAATACTCATGTGCATATTGGTAATAGAGGTTTCCCAACTTCACCACCAACCAAACCAATGGAAATTTAAGATGAGTATATACGCTAGATTAGGTTTTAATTTTGATACTGCCAAATTTGATGGTGCAGATACTCTTTCACCTGGAGTTTTAAATTTCCTTGGAAATACATCAATTAATTTATCTCAATGGCAAATTGATGATATCTCATCAAATACAGTTTACGGATATTTTCAAAATCCACATAACGATAATTTGGGAGTAATTTCTGTATTTGTAACCGGTATTGCTTCATATGCAAACACAATAAATTACAATTATAATAATACAGATTTGGCCAATACGATGGCCAATGTCGCTTTATCTACCTACAGTTCACTACAAAATTTTGCAAATCATACCAATAATCTTTCTGGTGTAACTGTTTCTACTGATGCAACTTTATATCCTGATTTAAATCTAGCTTTAGCTGTTGGTCGTCAAATGTTGAACATTACAAACAAGAGTGATGGTGTTCAAAATAACGTTCCTATTCTTGGTAATTTTACAAGTTTGTATATTGGTCCAGATTTGTCTGCACAGGCAAATGTTTTGGCCAATGATTATATTGTTTTAAGTAATTCTTTTTCTGGTGCAAATAGTAATGTTTCAAATGCCACAATGAATACAATCATTTTTGATATACAAACACTTCAGACATTAATTGATGATAGAAGAAATGGTGATATTACTTTTTACACCAATTCAAACGAAATAATGCAAGAATATTTTACTGTATTACAATTCTCAAATCTTGGTGCTACACAAAACTCATTGATTGAGTTAATAGGCACAGATAAATTAAAAGAAGATTTATCATGAGTTACACAATATCTGTTCCTGCCGAATCAATACAAAAAGCAAATCAATATAGTCCTACCATTGTTATAGTTAGTGGTGGTGTTAGTTTTGCTAATGGTGTTTCTTTAACATCATACTACACACCATATCCTAGCGGTAGTAATAGTGGAGGAGGAAACGGCGCAACTGGTGCCACAGGCCCAACTGGACCAACAGGTCCGACAGGACCAGCAGGACCGGCCGGCGGTGCTACTGGTTCAACCGGTCCATTAGGTGCAACTGGTTCCACAGGACCAACAGGACCTACAGGTCCTGCAGGTGGTGCCACAGGTATACAAGGTGCAACAGGACCAACAGGCCCAACTGGACCTACAGGACCAACTGGTGCAACTGGAACACAATATACAACTGCATCAAATGTTCAATTAAATTCTTTGGGTATTGGCACACCTGCATCAGGCACAACTGGTGAGATTCGTGCAACAAATGAGGTGACTGCTTATTATTCTTCTGATGAACGACTTAAAGAAAACATTAAAGAAATTGGTGCAGCTCTTTACAAACTACGCAAAGTTCGTGGTGTTATGTTTGACTGGAAAGATGAAGTCATTGAAAAACGAGGTGGTGAAGATAAGTATTTTGTTCGCAAACACGATACAGGCGTAATTGCACAAGAAATTGAACAGATATTACCTGAAGTGGTTGCAGTTAGAGAAGATGGATACAAAGCAGTTCGTTATGAAAAACTTGCAGGTATTATTATTCAAGCAATTAACGAATTAGCTGATGATGTAGAAGAAATAAAAAAAAGGTTGAAGTAAAATGGCATTACCGGCAAATGGCGCAATACGGATGAGCGCTGATATTGGTGTTGAATTAGGTAATACAGCAACATCAATGATATCGATAGGTGCTACAGCACCACGAGCATTGGCTGGAGTACCTTCAGGTGCAATTCGTGTTGCTGCTGATTTTTATGGTAAATCAAGTTTGTTTTCTTTTACTATTTCAGCGAATCAACAAGAAGCCAATTTAAGAACATTGGCATTGGCTGCTGGATGGAACGGTATATCATCTGTTACTGCAACAGTTAATGCTGGTGTTTATATTTGGTCAGATAATACAAGCACAGCCGCACTGACAATTAACGGTTCTTGGCCAGGTGGTATAACATTAATTAATAATGGATACATTATTGGAAAAGGTGGTTCAGGTGGAGTAGGAAGATACAACACTTCTGGCTCATCATTGTCTGGTAATGCAGGCGGCGCCGCAATCAGCTTAGGCGTCAACACCACAATCACAAATAATTCAGGCGCATTTATAGCTGGTGGTGGCGGTGGTGGTGCAGCTACAAGTTTTGGAGGCCAAGGTGGCGCAGGTGGTGGTGGAGCTGGAGGTGGTGCAGGTGGTAATCTAATAATTTTTGACGGTCGCACTACTGCTGGAGGATCAGGAGGTGGTTTAGGATCGTCAGGATCCAATGGAGCAGAAGGTCCAGGAGCAGTTGCCGGTTCAGGTGGAGGAGGTGGAAGAATTCTTCCAGGAACAGGAGGAAATGGTGGTAGCACCTTTAGTGCTTTTGGTCGAGGTGGTGGATCAGGTGGCGGTGGTGCAGTTGGTGGTACATACTATGAATTCGGTAATGGTGGGGCTGGAGGAAGTGCAGGTTCAGTTGGTGGCAATGGTTCAGGTGCTTTAGAAGGTGGTTGTGCTGGTGGTGGCGGAGGTTGGGGTGCTAGTGGAGGAACTGGAACCATAGGTGGTGGTAGCGCAGGTTCAGGTGGACGAGCAATTACATTAAATGGATTTACAGCAACAAGAAGCGGTTCAGGTACAACATATGGAGCGGTAAGTTAATGGAAAAATATGGCGTTTTTAATAATAACACAGGTGAGTATACTTTTGTAGAAACTAAAGAAGAAGCATTACAATTGTTTTGGTCAAATGTTGTAGAGGTTGCTCGCACACATTTTCATGGCACAGCTTATGTAACAATTAGACAAAATGAAGATAATACTGAAACATGGATAAATGATTCTGATGAAGAAATTGAAAAACCTAAGACACCAGAAGAAATAGAAGCTTTAATCAAGAAAAAACCACCTGTTGAGGTATTACCATAATGTTGGGTCATATGAACCACATGGGTTATTTTGGTAATGTTTGGGTTCGCCAAAATATATTAGAAAAAGTTGGTGATACTAATGGTGGTGGTCATAAACACAAGTTTGACCATGTATCGTTATTGACACAAGGCAAACTAAAGGTAGAAATTGATGGTTATTCACCCAAAGAATTTACTGCGCCTACTTTCATTGTGGTGCGAAAAGAACATAATCACAAGTTTACAGCATTAGAAGATGATACAATCTGGTATTGTATTTTTGCGTTACGGGACTTGGATGGTGAACCAATAGAAGAATTGTTTGATCCAGAGAAACATGATCCTATGTGCCACATGGCGGTATCAAACGATTATTGGGAGCAAGCAGAAAAACTAGAAAACAGAACGGTTGATGAAAAATAGAAAATTCGATTTTTTTCATTCCGGCCCTAAATTTTTTTGACACGAATTCAAATACTAAAAAAGCGATTTTACTCCTAGAGCAGAATAAATAAAGAAATGGCACTAACAATAACAAAAATATACTCCGACATCGACTTTACCTTTACCAAGAAACCGGTAACGGCAGATGTAGCACTCAGTTATGATGACCAAGCGGTCATTCGTTCTATCCGTAACCTATTGTTGACCAATCACTTTGAGAGACCTTTTAATCCAGATTTAGGTTCTAATCTCAATGCGTTACTGTTTGAATTGGTATCTCCACTTACAGCTGCATCGTTGGAGAGAGAAATCAATACAATGATTGATAATTATGAGCCAAGAGCCAGAGTTAATGAAGTGATTGTTACACCTCTACCAGACAATAATGCTTATAATGTCTATCTCAGTTTCTATATTGAGAATGCCACATTACCGACAACAGTAACCCTACTTTTAGAGAGAAATAGATAAAATGGCAGGCGCAAATTCTAATATCCAAATGACAGATTTGGATTTTAACACAATTAAGAACAACCTTAAAACATACTTACAATCACAAGATGTATTGAAAGATTATAATTATGAAGGTTCTGCTCTTTCTACTCTACTAGACATTCTTGCATACAATACACAATATAACGCCTACTATCTGAATATGGTGGGTAACGAGATGTTCTTGGATACTGCCATTCAGCGTGGTTCAGTTGTATCTCAAGCCAAGATGTTAAACTACACACCTCGGTCTGCCATTGCACCAACAGCAACCATTGATTTGATAGTCAATGGTGTAACTCAATCATCTTTGACATTACCAAAGTTTACATCTTTCATGTCAGAGGCTATTGAAGGTGTCAACTATAACTTTGTAACGGCAGATGCATATACAGAGAATACTGTTGGTGGTGTAGTTACTTTCAATAACATCACCTTAAAACAAGGTCTGGCTACAACACTTAATTTTACCGTTGATTCAATTAACAATCCATCATACACATTTGAAATACCTGATGAGAATGTTGATACATCAACTATTGTGGTTACTGTGCAACAATCATCTTCAAATGCAGCCAGTGATGTATATATTTTGGCAACCGATTTTCTTTCTGTAGGTGATGATTCAAAAGTATACTTCTTACAAGAAAGTTTGAATAACACTTACGAAATCTATTTTGGTGATGGTGTAATTGGTAAACAATTGGTTGATGGAAATATTGTTAATGTTTCTTATGTTGTTACTTCAGGCACAGGCGCTGCTGACGCAAATAACTTTGTATTGATGGATACAATTGTTGGTTATTCAAATACATCGGTAATTCCTGTAAGTGCTGCCACATCAGGTAATGAAAGAGAAACAATTGAATCAATCAAGTATCAGGCACCAAAATCATATTCAGCACAAAATCGTGCAGTTAATAAGAATGATTACATTACTGCCATTCAGCAGAACAATTTAGGTATTCAATTTGATGCAGTCAATGTGTGGGGTGGTGAAGAAAATGATCCACCTGTCTATGGTCAAGTGTTTGTTTCGTTAAAACCAACTGGTGCATTTAGTTTAACACAGGTACAGAAACAACGAATTACCGAAGAAATTCTTAAACCAATCTCTGTGTTGACCGTGACACCTACAATTGTTGATCCTGATTATACATATATTCAACTCAATGTCAATGTAGTCTATGATCCAACCAAGACAACTCAGACATCTACTCAGTTGGCTGCAGGTATCAAATCAGCCATTCAAACATTTGGTAATGACACACTCAATACATTTAATTCAACATTCAATACCTATGACCTGTTGAATACGGTACAGAATTATAGTTCTGCCGTGGTGACGAGTGAGTTTGATTTGAAACTACAGAAGAAGTTTTTACCAAACTTAACTACACCTACAACATATAAACTGTATTACAATTCTTCACTACAAGCAGGAAGATATTTGTCTGGCACAAGTAGTTCACCAGCATTACAGTTCAGAGATCCGACCAATCTAGCCAATATTATTGACGGTATCTACATCGAAGAAGTTCCATCATCTACCAATGGTGTTGAAAGTTTATCTGTTTTAAATCCAGGTTTTGGCTATCAATCACCACCAACAGTAACAATATTGGGTGACGGAACAGGTGCAACGGCAACAGCCGTTATCTCTGGTGGTACAATTAAGAGTATTACAGTAGATACACCAGGAAATGGTTACACGAGTGCATTGGCCACAATCACACCAGCTGATGGTGATACAACAGGTCAACTTGGTGCCGCCATTGTAAATCTTGAAGGTCGTTATGGTACACTCAGAAGTTACTACTACGATTCAAATAATGTAAAGAATATTTTCAATTCAAACATTGGTACAATTGACTATCAAGAAGGTATTATCACACTCAATTCATTTAGTCCAATTCAAGTAGACGATACCTTTGGTCAACTTGCAGTGACTACAACACCAACAACATCAATCGTTTCATCTACCTATAATCGAATCATTACAATCGATCCATATGATGTAACAGCAATCACAGTTAATGTCACGGCCAGAACATGATAGAATCAGGTCAAAAAACCTCACTATTAATACCATCACAACTTCCTGAATTTGTTCGGGACGACCCAAACTATGCAAATTTTGTATTGTTTTTACAGGCATACTATGAATGGATGGAACAAACAGGTCAAGTTACAGACCGAACCAAGAACATATTAAACTATGTTGATATTGACCAGACATCTTCTGAGTTTCTGGAATATTTCTATGATGAGTTTCTGCCATATTTTCCACAAGATATCTTAGCTGACAAAGTAAAAGTTGCTAAGGTTGCTCGTCAACTCTATCAATCAAAAGGCACTCAGGCATCATTTCGGTTTTTATTTAAGACATTATTTAATTCTGATGTAGAGTTTTTTTATACTAAAGATGCCGTTCTTCGTGCTTCAGCAGGTAAATGGTACATTGCAAAAAGTCTTAGATTAGATTCAGACAATGTAAACTTTTTTGATTGTGTAAACTATAGAATCTTTGGTGAAACGAGTAAATCAATTGCAACGATTGAAGCGGTAGTTCTTTCTGGTGATAAAATTCAATTATTCATTTCAGATATTCAACGTTTATTTGAATCTGGTGAAACAGTTCGTGTTGTAGATTCCAATAACCAAGATGTATTAATGGAAGATGGTGAAACTCATACAGCTAAAATTGTAGGTCAGATTAGCCAGATTCTTATCAGTCCAAATAATCGTGGACTGTTGTATCGTCCAGGCGATCCTGTCATTGTATATGGTGGTCTCAGTTCTAACACAGGCCTTGGTGCTACGGCTACTGTAGGTCAAACAACTTCTGGTTCGATTCAGCGTGTGAGTGTGGTATCAGGAGGTTATGGTTATCGAGAAAATCCAAACACAACAATTAATGTGAGTGGTTCTGCTGGTGTTCTTGTTCAAGTATCATCTCTTGATCCTGCAGCAAACGGTGTTGCCAATGTTGCATTTGTTCCTACTGATACGATAGGTTTAAAATCATCAATATTAATTGGTGCAGCTGACTATAATTTTTCAAACATTGCTACATCAAATGCAAACACAACACTAGCAAATGCATTTACGTTTACAAGCTTTGCAGCTTATCCTATTTCATCCTTGATTGTTTTGAATTCTGGTGCTGGTATTACTTCTATACCAACAATCACAGCAACATCTCTATTCACCACAGAATCAGGCACAAATAATTTAAAAAATCTTGGTATACTGGCACCAATTCAAATCACAAATGCTGGTACAGGATATGCCGTTAATGATAAAATTGTATTTACTGGTGGATCAGGTCAAGGTGCAGCTGCCAATGTAACATCTGTTGATGCTAATGGTGTGATTCAGAAAATTGATTATGTTTTCCCACACGGTAGTCTATCTTATCCATTAGGTGGTTTTGGTTATAGACCAGAGGCTTTACCTACACTTACAATTTCAACATCTGGTGGTGCCAATGGTTCTGTTTATGTACCTGGAATTTTGGGTGATGGTGCATCATTTTCAACTTCAGTAGACCGTGTTGGTTCTATTACATCAATTAATATTCTTGATCCTGGTGAAGATTATATTGGTGCACCGCAAGTATCACTTAAAGTTCAAGATGTTGTGATAGCTAATGTATCAATTACTGATTTACCAACTACAGGTGAAATTATATATCAAGGTACCGATTTAGCCAATTCAACCTATCGTGCTACGGTAGATTCAACGGCTGTATTGGTGCCAAATGGTGACCCATTACAAACACTCTATCGTTTGCGTGTGTTTAATTACAATGCTACACCAGATTATAATTTACCAATCAAAATTGATGGTGACATAAACACTATCATTCAAATATCAAATGAGTATAGTTCTTATAATGCAGCTACACGATTCAATTCAACTGGTGTTATTACATATGGCGATGGTACCGCACAGGCAAATGCAACATTCTTAAATGGTTTGGTTATCAGCCAAGGCCAATACTTAGACACTACAGGTCAACCAAGTTCATTTGATGTATTGCAATCTGAAATCTATAACAACTTCACCTATCAGATTACACTAGAGGCAGAAATTGCCAAGTACCGTGACACACTATTGAATTTAGTTCATCCAGCTGGTATGAAGGTTATTGGCCGATATGCCATGAAATCCAATTCTGATGTAAACTTTGCAGCAAGTAGTGGTTTAGAAACTGGTGAACCATTAGGTTATTACACTGGTGATCCAGGTTCTTATGTAACCATGGAATCTACATGGACCAATGCAAGTAATAATATTGTTAACTTCTATTCTTTGGTTGGTGCCAATCTACAAAATTTCATTTTCTCCAACAGTAACTTACTGATTACTTTGACAAATGGATTCCAAATTGCTTCTGATGTTGATACCATTTCTGTTGGTCCATCAGGAAATACTGTAACCCTCAAAGATAATGTCTGGTTAACCTATGCAAATGTTGCCTCAGTAACAGCAAATTCTGGAAGTAACCTCATAAATATAGTATCGTTAACCAATTCTTATAATATCGTTAATAATGGTCAGTATAGTAATACTCAGTATCCATTAAAAGATATTGTTTTTGCTGGTGACAAAGTTCTTGTTGCCAATAATACTGAGAAAACGGTTCAGAGTGTTGATTGGGAAGGTGGTACAGTCACATTGACGACCAATCTTGCCAACACAGTCAACTCTTTAATGTCGGTACAAAGAACAGTATCAACCACAGATGTAATCATTTATGGTCCAATCGGTTTAATCTCCGTACCAGAATTAGTAACACAAAATAATGAAACGATTATAACACAAGATAATGACATACTCTTAATAGGATAAGAAATGCCAACAGTAAAAATATCAGACCTGCCGGTAATATCAACTATAAATGGAAATACAGCTGCAACTATTATTCCGGTTGTAGATATATCGACCGATGAAACAGCTAGAATCACCGTTCGGACTTTGGCTGATGGATTGTTTCATAATGATTCTCTAAAAGTTGGACCAAATGAAATTTTATTGGCTAATACCGTTGCACAATTTACTGGTAATAGTGAAACATTTTTACAGACCAACTTACAAAATTTAAGAGCTAACGGTTCTGCTGACTATGTGGCGACAGCCGACATTGGCACCAATGCAAACAACTATGTTGATTTAGGTATCAATAACTCAACTTATAATGATCCAGAATATTCAGCAACAAAAGCTCTTGATGGTTATCTCTATGTTTCAGGTTCTTTAGATAATTCAACCAATGGTAATTTAGTTATTGGTACTGCTTCTACTGGTGCCAATGTATTGTTTATTGCTGGTGGTACAACAACAGAAAATGTAATTGCTAAGATTACTAAGTTTGGTATCACATTAAATAACTCATCTCGTTTAGAATTTACTGATGGTTCAATCCAAACTGTTGCGGCTGCACCTGCGTCTTTGTCACAAGGTGCCTATGATACTGCCAACTCAGCATCATCCAATACTATTATTATTCAAGGTGTAAACATAACACAAAATAATAATATTACATCAGTAAATCAATATGCACAATCAGCATTTGCCACAGCCAATGATGTAAACGGATACGCTGTATCTGCTTTTGCAACTGCCAATGGTGCTAATGGTTTGGCTGCTGGTGCTTTCAATACTGCCAACGGTGCCAATGGTTTAGCTGTTGGTGCTTATAATACTGCCAATGCCGTAAACGGATATGCTATATCAGCCTATGCAACTGCCAATGGTGCCAATGGTTTGGCCGCAGGTGCTTTTGATACTGCTAATGCAGTCAATACATATGCACAGTCGGCATATGCCACAGCAAACGGTGCCAATGGTTTGGCTGCTGGTGCTTATAATACTGCTAACGGTGCCAATGGTCTGGCTGCTGGTGCTTTTAATACTGCCAACGGCGCCAATGGCCTGGCTAATGGTGCTTTCATTAAAGCTAATAATGCACTTGCAAATACATTCTCAATCACCGTAAACAATAGTATTTACATTCCTGGTTCATTAGTTGTTGATGGTCTTGTGTTTGCCAATGGTGCAAGTTATGTGGCCAATGTAATGTCAATACCCACCACATACGCTTCACCACAAACCGCCATCACACTTAACTATCAACAAGCCAATATTGTTAAAACAAATATTACCAGTGATTTAATTGTATCACATAGTAATATTGTTCTTGGTAAGTTCATTGATTTGTTTGTATATAATGATTCAGCAACGACTCAAACAATTACTCACGGCATTTCTGCAAATAACTCTACAACAAAAGGTACAACAATCAAAGTTGCACCATATAATACAAAACATTTAAAGTATTTTACAATTGATTCAGATTTAGCAAACACATATGTTATTGAAACAGCTAGTGAAAACTATAACAACGAAGATGTGTATTTTGCTGGTGATTTAACAATGAATGGTACGGTTACTGTGGCCAATACAAATTTTGCTACATCAGAAGCTGCCTTTAGAATTACGGCCGCAGGAAGTTCACAAACTCCAACACAAGCCGGCACGTTAATGCAATTGACCAATAAACCAAATGTACCTGCTAGAGTGCTGATTGACTCTTTTGGTACATCAAATTCAGCATACTCTATCATTGCTGGTAGAGCTGCCAGAGGTACAGTAGATGCACCAACAGCAACACAGAACAATGATATTCTGTTGCGTATTGCTGGTAACTCTTATGGTGATACAGGATATGCACCATTTGGTGATGCAAGAATCGATTTTGTTGCTAGTGAAAATCATACAGACACCGCTCGTGGTTCCAGAATAAGATTTTGGAATACACCAAATGGTTCAAATGTTGTTAATGAAATTGCTTCATTTAATGCTGATTCTGTTTATTTTACTGGTACCATAACACCAGAAAAAGGATTCATTTATTCACCAACAATGTTGATAGGCAATCAAACAGCCTTTACAATTGATTTTGCAACAACATCATTGATTAAAGCAGAACTTATAGCTGATTGCACAATTTCATTTACAAACTATCAATATGGTAAAGTGGTTGAAGTTTGGTTAACTAATACTAGTGGTAATCCAAGAATAATTACTCATGGTTGTTCGGCATTAAATTCAACCATTAACGCCACAACATTTACTATGTCAGCAACCAGTTCTGCATACCTAAGGTACTTTAGTATTAATGGTGACTTAGCAAATACATTTGTATCTGTTCAAAACGCTTAATAAATAAATCATGGCCAATAAAAATCTATTAACATATAATGCAAAAGTAACTCAGGTAGAACAGGACTATTTTGCGCCTGTTGCCTCTGTTTTTGGTACAACCACACCAATCAGCACACTCTATTGCTTCTTATCTCGTGTTGTTCCATGGCCAAATGAAACAAATCCAACACAACCTACACAAGACCAAAAAGCCATCAAATCAGTATACAAGAATATGTTTGTGGCTAAACTAATTAATTCATCTAATATTAGTCCAGTTATTCAGCGTATTGATTGGATTTCTGGTGATGTGTATGATTATTATCAAGATGATGTAGATATGTTTGAACTTAATTCAGCAGGTAATTTGGTTAGACGATTCTATGTTCGTAACAAATACGACCAGGTATTCAAATGCCTTTGGAATAACAACGATGCTGATGCAACTGATGAACCTTTCTTTCAACCAGGAAGTTATGGTACAAATAACATCTACAAAGGTTCCGATGGTTACAAATGGAAGTATATGTATACCATTGATGTTGGTTCTAAAACAAAATTTATGGACTCCGCTTGGATTCCTGTGCCTGTTGGTTCTGTTATTTTAAATCCTATTGGTTCAACAGCAGGTTATGGTGACATTGAAGCAATCAATGTGGTCAATGGTGGAAATGGTTATGATCCAGCCAATGCAGCCATTACGGTAGTTATTACAGGTGATGGTTCTGGTGCCACAGGAACGGCAAGTGTAACCGCTGGTGAGATTACCGATATTGTCGTAACAAACACAGGTTCAGATTATACCTTTGCAAACGTAGCGGTGACTTCATCACTAGGTTCAAACGCAACCTTCATCGCTCCAATCTCTCCTATTGGCGGCCATGCCTATGACCCAATTGATGAACTTGGTACCAGCCATACAATGGTAACGGTAGAGTTCAATTCAGATGAATCTGGTAATTTACCAACTGACATTGACTACAGACAGGTTGGATTGTTGGTGAATCCTACAGCGCTAAGTACCTATCCAGCACCAGCAAACGGAGCCATCTACAGAACAACCACAGATGTTGTGGTGGCTCCAGGTTTTGGTGTGTTTGCAGAAGATGAAACAGTTTATCAAGGTGCTTCTTTGGCCACAGCCACATTCACTGCAACTGTATTGAATTTTGATCCAGCATCCAATCTAATTAGGCTCATAAATACAGTAGGAGATTATACAGTAAATGCTCCTATTTTTGGTAGTTCATCTTTAACTGCAAGAACCGTATTAACTGTTAGCACACCAGACTTTGTATTATTCTCAGGCTACTTGACATACATTGAGAATAGAGAGAGTGTTCAGAGAAGTGCTGATGGTATTGAACAATTTAAATTTGTATTAGGATACTAAAAAATGCCGCTTAATTTTAACGTTGATCCATATTATGACGACTTTGATCCTGCTAAGAACTTTCATCGAATTCTTTTTAAGCCAGGATTTGCGGTTCAAGCACGAGAGTTAACTCAATCTCAAAGTATTCTTCAGGATCAAATCACTAAGTTTGCTGATAACATCTTCAAACAAAACTCACCAGTTACAGGCGGCCAAGTAACAACCAATTTTAATTGTTCTTATATTAAATTACAACCAACTTATAATGATGCAGCAATTGATATCAATGCATTTGCAAACAAATTAGTTCGTAATGCCACAGGTACTGTTCTTGCACAAGTGATTGCTATTGTGGCTGCCACAGGTACTACAGGTGCTGGTGACCCACCAACACTAATCGTATCTTATAAATCTGGTGACCAGTTTCAAGATGATGATGTTGTCTATGATGTAACATCTAATTTAACTGCTCAAGCACAGGCACTAGATGCCACAGGTCTTTCATCGGTTGCTTCGATTGCACAAGGTGTATTCTATGTGTCAAGCAACTATACTCGTTCAGATGGTATCACCATTTCTGATGGTCTTTTTGTTCAAGTAAATCCTCAGACTGTTGTTGTTGATAAGTATGATAATACACCAACAAAACGTATTGGTCTAAACATTGATGAAACTATTACAGACTATGTAAACGATACATCATTATTGGATCCTGCTGTTGGTGCATCTAACTATCAGGCACCAGGTGCAGACCGATATAAGGTTACTCTCACACTAGAAAGCCGACCAATTACATTTGGTGATGATGATGGCTTCATTGAGTTAGTTCGTGTAGAAGATGGTAACACAGTCAAGTTGGTTGATGGTTCTGTCTATGGTGTCATTGATGATTACTTTGCCAAGCGTGACTATGAAACCAATGGTGACTATGTTGTATCTGATTTCAAACTAACACCAAGAGCCAACACATCCGATCCAGATGCCTACATTATGAATGTGGGTAAAGGCCTGGCATATGTTCATGGTTATCGTTTAGAGAACTTCACAAGTATTGATTTAAACTCTGCTCGTGCTAGAACAACTGAAACACAAAATAATAATCCAGTCTTTATCAACTTTGGTAGTTATTTCTATGTTGATAATGTTAATGGTGCCAACTCATCTTACTTTGACACCACATCTTATTCACAAGTAGATTTACATTGTGTTGATTCTGGTGCCGTATCCTTTGCCAATTCAAACACATACAATGCAACCGTTGTGGCCACGGCCAATGTTCGTGCCTTGATATATGATAGCTCTACAGCAAGCAATGCAAACAGTTATGTGTATAAGGCTTACGTTGCCAACATTCAAAATCAAACACAAGTTGCAACCGCCAATGGTGGTTCTTCATCAACAATTACATTACCAAGTTACTTCTCAAATTTAACTGATGCATATCTTGGTGTAAACATTACAATTAATTCAGGACCTGGTGCAGGTGATTTTAGAACAATCACAGCATACAATGGCACAACAAAGGTTGCAACAGTTAATCAAAACTGGACAGCCACACCAACAACAGCTTCAGTATTCACATTAAACTTTGACACCAAAGATATTGAATCAATCATCTATGCAAACAAGAGTTCATATCCAGCTTCAATGTATGCTCGTGCTGACATTGATGCAGAGCAAGGTAAAGTAGGTGGTCTAGAAACTGGTGATACTGTTTTACAAAATCCAAATGTACCTGAACTTGTGTTCACCATTGGTAATCCTTATGTTGAAACAATCACCGATACATCATATACAACACAACAAGTATGGCGTAGTGTATCATTTACACCTTCTGGTGGTGCTTTCGTTGCAACATTGCCATACACAGGTGATTACAATGGTGTGATTCGCCATTTTGGTACACCAAGCACCACACTTTCTGCTGACCTTGTAAAACAAAACTTTACTATTGTTGTTACAAATGCCGGCAGTTCTACACTTAATGTGGGTGACAATGTTATTTGGACTACTGGTGGTAGAACGGTTACATTGAATGCTAGTGGTTCTACTGCTACACTATCGGCTTCTGATGTTGGTGGCACATTTACTGCCACAGTTTATGCAAAAGTATTTGTTGAGAATGCTCAAGATACAGGTCGTATTTTAAAGAACAAGTATCTCATTCAAGCTAACACAAGTGTAATCAATAGTAGTAATACACAAATTGCTACCTATACATTTGTTGATGATACAAGTTTGACATCTACAGGCCAAGTTTATATTCAAAATGCTGGCCTTGTTGCACCAGGAAATATTCAAAGTTTATATCTCTCTGATGTAAAACAAATCGTTAAAATTATTGACACAAAGAATGCAAATACCGTTCCAACGGTAGCAATGATAAGCAATCCTTTGTATGATGTTACAAACAATTATAACTTTGATAATGGCCAACGAGATTCATACTATGACCATGCTAGCATCACATTAAAACCTGGTGCCTCTCAACCCATTGGTAATCTTCTTGTATTAGTTGATTACTATCAGGCTTCTGGTGGTGATGGATATTTTAGTATATTATCGTATGCAAACGAACAATATCAAGAGATACCACAATACACCAGCACATACGGAACACTTTATTATCTAAGAGATTGTATAGATTTCCGACCAACTCGTGTCAATGCAACAACTGTGTTTGAGTTCCGTTATTCTAACTCAGGCACCAATCGTGGTGTATTTTTACCTGTTGATTTAACCACATTCTTAGGTGATTATTCTTATTACCTTGGTCGTAAAGACAAATTAGTATTGAGTAAAGATAGAAGCTTCCAAATTGTTGAAGGTGCTCCATCTCTCAATCCAATTTACCCAACAGAACCAGATGGTTCATTGGTCATTGCACAGTTAATTCACAACCCATACACAGGTTATATTCCAACAGAAGCACCTCCTGGAACACTTGCTGACCTATCAATTCAAAAGGTCAAACACAAGCGTTACACAATGCAAGACATTGCTGGTTTAGAGAATCGTATTAATCAGATTGAATACTATGCATCATTGAACCTGTTAGAACAGAAAGCCAGTTCGTTACAAATTACCGATTCATTTGGTCTCAATCGATTTAAGAATGGTATTGTTGTTGATGACTTCTCTAGTTACGCAACAGCTGATACACAGAATCTAGATTACTTTGCTACTATCAATCGCCGTGAGCGCAAGATGACGGCAACACAGAATGTTCGTAACTTTCCATTGAAGTCATTAGCGTTGGCATACAATATGAATATGCCTTCTGCTGATACATCAACAGCATTAGGTTACAACATCAGTACCGATAGTTACATCAACTACTTTACATTACCATACACAACAGCCAATGCAATTACACAACGTATCGCATCACGCACAGTCAATGTAAATCCATTTGCTTTCAATACAAAAGAAGGTGTTGTAAGTCTATCACCAAACGTAGACAATTGGGTTGATACAAACTATGCACCTGCTCTGTTGATTACTGATCCAAACTTACAAGTATTCCGTGCAAATCAAGGACAGATTAATGTTCTTTCTGCTGGTGACTGGCAAGCTATCTCTGGTACATCATTCAGTTCTACACAATGGGGTAGAAACTGGAATCTCACAACGACTGTTCAAACAACCAACTTTGCAGCTAGTGATATCGTAGGTCCATATGACCGTATTGGTAACACATATGCACTTGACAATGGTTACATTACTGACATCAGTATTTTACCATATATTCGTTCACAAGAAGTTGTTGTTCGTACCAAAGGTTTATTAATCAATACATTGGTCACAGGCCAGTTTGATAACATTGATGTTACAAATTACATTCGTAAAGGTAATCGTATTGAATTAACTGGTGTTTCTGGTACATTCAATGAGAATGATATCATTGGTTACTTTAGTTCTGGTGTATTCACACCAACAGGCCGTGTATTAGGTGTCTATCGTTATCCAGGAACAAGTAATGTTCGTCTGTATATTGCAGGTGATGCCACTTCAACACAGTATAGTAACTCATCTGTATTACAAAACGGTTTCTATAACACTGCTGGTGTATATCAGAACTCTACAGCACAAGGTACGATTGCATCTACTTCACATCTAGGTGGTCGTATTGTTAACTACGAAGCTACCAATAAGATTAAATTGTCTGCCTTGGCTAGCACAACAAACAATTACTATACAAGTAATACAATCTATATCAATGCTGGTACAGGTGCAGGTCAATCAGCAACCATCTCAGCATACTATGGTGCCAATCAAACTGCATTGTTATCAAGCACCGTAACGGCAGCCAATGGTGACATCTATTCTATTGGCACATTAAGAACTGATGAGTCTGGTGCTCTGTATGGTGTATTCATTATTCCAGAGAATACATTCCATACAGGTGAGCGTGTTCTGAATATCAATAACGGCATCAATGGCAATATTGATAGTGCTACCACATTTGCAGAAGCAACATACTACGCACAAGGATTACAAGCAACATCTCAGCGTATGGATTTTGGTGCTTCACCATCAGGTGCAAAAGGAACATTTACATCAACTAGAACTGCTTCGACAACAACTATCTCAACAGTATTCAATGTATGGGATCCTGTTGCACAGACAATCATCATTTCTAAAGACAATTATCCAAATGGTATGTTCTTGAATTCTGTCAAAGTATTTTTTAGAGGCAAACCAGCTAACGACAGTTCACCAGTCAGCCTGTATATGGTTGGTACATTGAATGGTTATCCAAACGGTGATGTCATCGACAACTCTGTTGTTACATTGACACCAGACCAAGTAGTAGTATCTGAGAATCCACAATATTTGGATCCAACAACATACACAGAGTTTACTTTCAATGCACCAGTATACATTCAACCTGGTTTATTGTATGCTTTCATTGTTAAATCAAATAGCAATGAGTATGTTTTATGGACAGCATTTAATGGTGATACTGCCGTAGCATCTTCTACAAAGAATCTACCAACTGATCCAACTCCATCAACTGTTACTAAAGTTGGTGGTGCACCTTCTGTTGGTGCTCTGTTTATTTCTCAGAACTCACAGACATGGACTGCTGACCAAAATCAATCGTTAATGTTTGTAATTGACCGTTGTGTATTCAACACGGCTGCATCACCATCAATTCAATTTGTTGTACCTAAAAAATTACCACAAAGAACATTGGTTGATGAATCAGTTGAATACTTCTTAAACGCCAATGCAATACCAGACATTACAAACACCGTGGCAAATACTAATGTGCTTGTTGATGCCTTTAACGTAACAACAACTGATTTGGTACCTACAACAACAAGTATTAATTACTCATACAATGCTTCGTTGACCAATGGTACACTCACAACAACGACACCAATTAATCCTGGTAAGTTTGCTACATCGGCTTCTGATAACATCTATCTGAATGATGGTAATGGCCAACGAGTATTGGTGGCCAACTCAACGGCATCATTCTCAGTATTGGCTCAGTTATCTTCTTCTGATGATGCTGTATCACCAATGATTTCTGATGCTGGCCTAACTGCCTATGCTATTACATGGAATGTAAACAACTGTGAACTATCCAATTCATTGATTACTGTTGTGAATGGTGGAACAGGATACAATGTGGCTTGCACATCTGTTACAATATCAGCACCAACAGGTGAAGGTGGTATTCAGGCTACGGCAGCTGCCAATATTTCTAGTGGTGTAATTCAATCTGTATACTTGATTAATCCAGGTTCTGGTTACATTGAAACACCTACAGTAACGGTGACTGACGCAAACACATCACCAGGTACTGGTGCTTCTGTAACAATTACAGGTGAAACATCTCCTGCTGGTGGTCCAGGTCTTTCTAAGTATCTCACCAAGAAAGTTGTATTGGATGCTGGCTTTGATTCTGGTGATTTGATTGTTTATACAACAGCATATCGTCCAGTTGATACTGATATTAAAGTATACTACAAGATATTGAATCGTAATGACACACAAGTATTAGATGATTCTTCATGGCAGTTAATGACGATGATTAATAATTCTGAATCATTATACTCTCAGACAAGAGACCAATATTATGAATATAGTTTTGCTCCTGGTTCAAGTAATGTTGGTCAAGGTTATGTTGAATATACTTCCATAAACGGACAAACATATACCACATTTAGCCAGTTTGCAATCAAGATTGTTCTTACAACAACAGATAACACAGCAGTACCTGTTCTGATTGACATGAGAGCAATCGCTTTACCACCTAACGTAAACGTAACGCTATGAGTCTAGTTCAAATACCAGAAACCACTTTTGTTCGTGATACGGCATCCATGGCTCTTATCAATCAAGATAAAGGTGGACTGGATGCCTACATGAAACAACGTAATGTTTTATTGGCTCAAAAACAAGAAATAAATAATATAAAATCAGAAATTGATAGCATCAGAAGTGATATGCAAGACATTAAAAAACTGATGATGCAACTAATAGATAAAGGTTCAAATGGCCAACACAGTTAATTATCTCACCTTTGCCAATACATTTGGCGATTGGGTCGTTACAACAAACAATCTCGCAAGAGAGAACAATGACTTGGCGGCCAACAACTATATTAAACCAACAGGAACATTATATCTTAATGATCCAACTTTAGGTCTACAGGTTGCAAACAATGCAATTATTGCTGGTCAATTACAGGTACAAGGTATTGGTTCGTCTGCCTATATTCAAAATAACCTACAAGTAGGCACACAAGTATACTTTAGTAACTCTGTTTTAGGTCTGACCAACTCAGGTGATATGATTGTTGGTGGTAGTTTATCTGTTGGTGGTAACTTTGTTATCAATGGTTCTACTGTTAATAGTTCTAACAACTTCACTTTAAATTCTAATAATACTGTTGGTATTAATAGCACATTCAATGTCTATCGTGGTTCTAGTGGTGCCAATGCTTCTATTTTATGGAATGAAACAGTAGACCAATGGCAGTTACTAAACAATGCTGATTCTACCTATTACAGAATTCTAACAACCAATGAAGTAACATCTTCATTAGTTTCTACAAGTTCAAACACAGCGGCTTCAGCGGCAGCTGCCAACGCATTGAGTTCTGCAATCACTACTGCAAACACCTCAATGAAGTCTTATGTTGATACAGCCAATACTTCGATGAAGTCTTATGTGGATACGGCCAACACCTCAATGAAGTCATATGTTGATGCCAATGTGGCATTAAATGCTGGTATCAATAATACACAAAATACTAATATTACATTAGTCAATCAGTTTGCTGGTGGTGCCTATAATACTGCTAACGGTGCCAATGGTTTGGCAGCCGGTGCTTATAATGCCGCTAACGGTGCCAACGGACTGGCTGCTGGTGCTTTCAATACTGCCAACGGTGCCAATGGTCTGGCTGCTGGTGCTTATAATACTGCTAACGCAGTTAATTCATATGCACAATCGATTTACAATTCATCAAACACTAAAGTTTCTTCTATCACAGGAACAACCAATCAGATTACTGTAACTGGTACAACCACACCAACACTATCTTTACCACAAAATATTAATACTGGTGCATCCGTTCAGTTCGGTTCGTTTGGTGTAGGTACAGCCGCATCTGGTACGACTGGTGAAATTCGTGCTACCAATAACATTACTGCTTACTACTCAGATGATAGACTTAAAACCAAATTAGGCAACATTGAAAGTGCTTTAGATAAAGTAATGTCATTAAATGGTTTCTATCATGAAGCCAACGAAACGGCACAGGCACTAGGCTATGAAGTAGTTCGTGAGGTTGGTGTGTCAGCACAAGAGGTTAATGCAGTTCTACCAGAGGTTGTGGCACCTGCACCAATTGATCCTCAGTATATGACAGTTCGGTATGAGAGGTTAGTTCCTTTGTTGATTGAAGCAATCAAGGAATTGAAGTCTGAAATAGATAGTTTGAAGAAATCCTAAAATTCAAAATTTGGCATTCCGGCCTCAAAATTTTTTGTCGCCAAACCAAAGTTTAAAAAAAGCGATTTTACTTCATGAAGTTAGACTAACTAAATACCTAAGAAAGATTATACACAGGATATAAGATGGCAGCAGCATATCAAGAACTATTTCTAGAACAAGGTACGACATTTACCACCAATATTACATTAGATGATATTGATGGTGTTCCATATAATTTGACTGATGTTATCGCCAAAAGTCAGATTCGTAAGTCATATTATTCAGCCAACACAACCGCTGAATTTACCACCACCATCAATTCTCCTAATACAGGAGTTATTCTATTGTCTTTAACAGCACCAGTCACAGCCAATATTGCTGCTGGACGATATGTGTATGATGTGGCAATTAAAGATACCGCTAATACCGTGACTAGGGTGTTAGAAGGAATCGTGAATGTTATTCCTCAAGTCACTAAGTTTTAAGGAACTTTCATGCCAGGACAAGTAATCGGAACAGTCAATGTTCAAGTAAACAAACAACAAAACCAAACTGTTCGCCAGTTAAACTATGGTATACGGTCACTCAAAGGTTCTACAGACCTTTCTTTGGTCGATGTTCAAAACGATGATGTGATTGTTTATCAAGCAAATACGGATAGTTTCATTGTTAAATCTGTTCAAGATGCTGTGGACCTAGATGCAGGATTCTTCTGATGGCCAATACAGTCATACAGATTCTTCGTTCATATGCCAATACAGCACCAGCCAATTTAGCGGATGGTGAATTAGCGTATTCATTTGTTTCCAATACACTTTTTATTGGAACAGCGAACAGTCAGATTGTTCAAATAGGCGGTCCGAATTTCATTGCCAACGTTACCATTAATACGGTAGACGGTGGTGGATTTTAATAAATAGAACTGATGGTACCATAATAATAATAAGAGAGAAATAAATGGCCAATACTAATATTTTAATTAAACGCTCAACCACAACTGGCGTTCCCGTCAGTCTACAAGCTGGTGAGTTAGCGTATTCTTATCTATCCAATACAATTTTTATTGGAACACCAGGTGGTAATGGTGTTGTTAATGTTGGTGGTCAATACTACACCGCTCAAGTAGATGCAGCTACCAGTTCAAATACTGCTAGCACATTAGTCAAGCGTGATGCCAATGGCCAATTCTCTGGTCGACTAGATGGTATTGCTGGTAAAGCTGATGTAATTACCAATGCAAGAAACTTCTCTATCTCTGGCGGTGATATTACTGCCACAGCACAAAGTTTTGATGGTTCGGCTGCCGTTACTTTAAGTGCTTCTCTCAATGCAGTACCTTCTCTTGGTGCTGGTACTTACGGTTCTCAAACAGAAATTCCAGTCATTCAAGTGGCCGCCAACGGCCGTGTAATGAATGTTACAACCTCTACAATTTCAACAACTCTCTCTACATCTGCTGATTCTGGTACTGGTTCTGTTAACCTTCTCAATGATACATTAAACTTTGTTGGTGCTCAAGGTATCACCACATCTGATTCTGGTAATACAGTCACATTTAATGTTGATGACACAGTTGTTCGTGCCAATGCCTTTACTGGTGGTGAACAAACAATTAATACAAACTTAGTTATTGGTGCAAATAATGATTTGACCGTTACAGGTAACTTATTTGTATTTGGTAATACAACAACATTAAACATTGACCAGTTTGAACTTGGCGACCCATTACTTCTTTTAGGTGTTGGTAATTATTTCTCTGATACATTTGATATTGGTTTTACCGCTCACTACAATGATGGTTCTAATGCTCAAACCGGTTTAATTCGTGATGTAGGAACAAAAGAATATCATTTCTTCAAAGATTATACAGGCATTTTAGATGCCAACAACAACATTAATCTAAGTGATCCTTCGTACCGAGAAGCAAATGTTTATGCATCATATTTCAAAGGCAATGTAATTGCCACAACAGTTGCAGCCAATTCAATCACCACAACAGGTAATGTAACAGTTGGTGGTAATTTAGTAGTTACTGGTGACATTGTAATTGATGACTTACAAGTTGATACAATCACCGCAAATACATTAACACTCACCAATGCTCTCACAGTACCAAATGGTGGTACAGGTAAAACATCATTCAATACTGGCCAAATTGTTATTGGTTCTGGTGTAAATGGTCTTACACAGATTGCTAACTCTAGTGTTGCTGTCAATCAAACATTTGGTTCTGCTTCTGCTGTTGCTGCATTTGAAACTGATGTATATGGTCGTGTAGTTGCTGTTACAAATACTTCAATCAGTATCGATACATCACAGATTACTTCTGGTACATTACCTTATACTCGTGGCGGTACAGGTTCTACAACTTACACAACGGGTGGTTTGTTAATTGCTGGTGCTTCTGGTTTTGAATCACTTGCTAATACAACTTATACATTAACTGGTGCTCTTGCATCTAATAATACAATCACAAGTATTACTGTTGATGCATATGGAAGATTCACAGCTGCAACTGGTGCCGCAATCGCTGGTCTAACTGTAGGCCAAGGTGGTACAGGTCTCTCAACAATTACACAAAACGGTATTACATACGGTAACGGAACAGGAAATCTAGGTGTAACAGCTGCTGCTGGTGGTGCCGACCAAACTTGGTCAAATCAAATACTGACAGTTACTAATGCTGGTGTACCTGTATGGACAACAGCCTTAGATGGAGGCCAGTTCTAAGTAGTAACTATATAATTTTTTATAATAGGAGTTTGAAATGGGCAATGAAAAGTATTTGAATTATTATGTTGAAATATTGACTGGCACAATGACTGATGCCGTAATTAGAAATATTTCATTACAAGCTAATGCAAGAGTTACTGAAGATGTGATTGATGAACAATCAAAAACGATTGAGAAATTAAAAAGTGATTTAGAAAATGTGAATTCTGGTAAAGACGGTACAATTAAAGGTCATTTAGATACGATTAATAGTTTAAATAACCAACTGTCTGAATTAAACAGAATGAAAGGTGAATATGAAACTGTTAAACATCAAGTTGACCATGTGAATACTTTTAGAAGTGAATTGATTAAAGAACGAGCAGAACATTCAAAAACTCGTGAAGAATTTGAAAAAAGAATTAAAGAATTAAACGAACAGATTGAATATTTGCAATTAACTCCTGCCAAGCGTAAGAAGATTGACGAAGAAAAAAACAAACAAGTGGAAGTTGTTGAAGAAATCGTTTCAGTTTTACCACTTGATGACATAACGAAAGATGGCGGAAGTTTTTAAATAGATGGCAAATACAACCTTACAGTTAAAAAAATCAGGCGCAACAGGTAATGTACCGCCCTCACTAGCATATGGTGAGTTGGCGTTAAACTACGCCGATGGAAAACTGTATTACAAAGCCGCTAACGGCACTATCACTTATATTCAAAGTGGTACAGACACAGATTCGTTTGCAACTATTAATGCAAACAGTTCTTTAATCCTTGCTACATCACCGACTGATACACTTTCAATACTTCCTGGTAATAATATTACCATCTCTGCGGATACAGTTGGTAAATCAATCACAATTAATTCTACTGCAACTGGTGGTTCTGGTGCAGACCAGTTTGCTCGTGATACAGCTAATGCAGCCTTTGTTCAAGCCAATGCGGCGATTGATTTAGCACAGTCTGCCTATGATTATGCAAACACAATTCCTGGTGGCGGTGGTGGTTCATTAGTCATCAGCAATGACACTGCTAACACAGCAGAAAGATTCATTAGTTTCACCGATAAAACTTCTGGTGCCGCTAATACACTTTTTACATCTAACAACAATTTAACCTACACACCTTCATTAGGTAAGATAAAGTTAAATCAGTTAGCTGTAACATCCAATACCAATATTTCAGCGAATAGTGCAACTGTAATTGGTACTAGTCCAACAGTCTTGGATAGTTTTTCAACTACTTTATTCCGTGGTGCTTTCTATCAAGTTCAGATGGAAAGTGGTGGTAGTTTTCATGTCATCAATATTAACATTGTAAACTCAGAAGGTTCAGCACAGGTTACTACATATGGTAGTATCTACAACGGACCATCATTAGCCACATTCTCGGCTAATGTTTCTGGTGGCTTTGTTAATTTGATTATCACAGCAACACAGGCATCAACCACCGTATCGTTCATTCGATATGGTTTGAATAAGTTAACTGCTGGTATTCCAGTTGGTGACTTAGGTTGGGTTGATGAGGCCACAACGGCTGAATTTGATGCTGGATTTGACTTAGATGCAACTACAAGCACCTTCGACTATGGTTATTTGAGTTGAATAAATACAAAGATAAAACGAATATTTTAGGGTAAAACAATGGCCACACAATTACAACTGAGAAAAGGTAATACAGCACAGACCGCCGTGTTCACGGGTGCTCTTGCTGAAGTTACTGTTGATATCGACCAAGATACCGTTGTTGTCCATGACGGCACAACAGTTGGCGGTAATTATATTGTCACCAAAGCACAGTTAGAAAGTAATGTTTCTATACTACAAGGTATCAACACCACACAAAATACTAATATTACGGCAGTTAATGGATTTGCCGCTGGTGCTTTCAATACTGCTAACGGTGCCAATGGTTTGGCTGCCGGTGCTTATAATACTGCCAATACTAACGCTACAAATATCTCAATCATTCAAGGTGTCGACCTTACTCAGAACACCAACATTACAGCAGTAAACAACTATGCCGTTTCTGCATACAATCAAGCCAATACCAATGCAACCAACATTACAGCAGTAAATGGTTTTGCTCAGAGTGCTTTCAATACTGCCAACGGTGCCAATGGTCTGGCTGCTGGTGCCTATAATCAGGCAAACTCAGCTTATTCTTATACTACACAAGTAGAAGCCATTGCACAGAACGCATACAATAAAGCCAATTCGGCCTTTGATTCTTCTAATGCAGTAAATGGTTTTGCCATCTCTGCTTTCAACAAAGCCAATTCGGCCAACATTTTAGCTCAAGCAGCCTTCGATACAGCAAACTTAAAGTTTGATACTTCTGGTGGTAATATTAATGGTGATGTTGTCATTACTGCTAACAATGATTTAACTGTTACTGGTAACTTATATGTTTTAGGTAACACAGTTTCATTTGGTACACAGACCTTAGAAGTTGTTGACCCAATGATTTTGTTGGCAACAGGAAACTATTCAACTGATTTATTAGATATTGGTTTTGCTGGAAGTTATAATGATGGTGCAAATGCTCATACAGGTTTGTTCCGAGATGCAACAGGCAATAAAGACTGGTACTTCTTTGAAGGTTATACTCCTGAAGTTAGTGGTAATAATAACATTATTATTGCTGATCCATCATTTAGAACTTCAAATGTCAATGTTAATTATTTAAAAGGTAACCTAATTGCTACGACAGCAGTTGTTGGTGACCGAAACATACTAACCTATACACAAGCAGCTTTTGATACTGCTAATACTGCGAACACACGAGCAAATGATTCTGTATTAAAGTCTGGTGACACAATGACCGGTTCGTTGACAGGTGTAACAACACTTGGTGCAACTACAATTAGTTTGGCACAAGTAGATGCAACAAGTAATACATTTACAACAGGATCTACTTCACAAGTTTCTATTGATGCATGGCCAACAGCCTCATATCGTTCTGCCAAATACTTTGTTCAAGTTTCTTCTGGTACTGATTTTCATATCATTGAATTAAATCTAGTTCATGATGGCACCACAGTATTTTTGGCACAATATGGTGAAGTATTAACCAGTTCTTCTCTAGGAACATTTGATGCTGATATTTCTGGTTCAACAGTTCGTTTATTGTTTACTGGTGTAAATGCAGTATCAACAGTCAAAGTTTTAAGAACTGTGGTGGATGCATAATAAATAGTTTTATCATGTAAATAAGTGAGGTTGTTATGAAAGGTGAGTGGTGTTATTTTAAGAATTATTTTACGCCTGAACAATGCGATAAAATATTACGAGATGGATTAGAACTGCCAGCACAAGACGCCAAACTTGGTGTCGCTGGCATGAGTGAATACAGCAATGATGATTACCGTAAATCTAAAATACGGTTCATTCAACAAGCAAATCATCCTCAGTTTTCATGGCTCTTCGATGAGCTATGGAAAATGGGTATGCAAGCCAATCGTGATTGGTTTAATTTTCATATTACCAATCTGTCTTTTGTTCAACTAGCCGAATACGATGAATCATATCAAGGTGAATACAAGAAACACCATGATGTGTTTTGGATTAACAATGATAATTACCATCGTAAACTCACCTGTGTAATTCAATTAACTGACCCATCTACATATGAAGGTGGTGATTTTGAGATGTATGATTTGAATGAAGGACCAAACAAAGAAGAACTACGCACACAAGGTACAGTAATCTTTTTGCCATCGTTTATTAATCATGCGGCTTTACCAGTGACCAAAGGTACACGATATAGTTTGGCAGTATGGTTTGAGGGGCCAAAATGGGTATAAAACATAGATACCATATTCTTGGCCTTCCTCACACAGTTACATCAAAAGAATACAATGCGTGTGCCTATACTCAGAAGGTCTATAAGTTTGGTAAGATGATGACGGCTCGTGGTCATGAAGTGATTCACTATGGCCATGAAGAATCGGATTTACCATGCACAGAACACGTTACAGTTATCACTAATGATGACCTAAAGATTGCTTATGGTAACTATGACTGGCGTAAGAACTTCTTTAAGTTTGACACCAACGACCATGCATACAAAACATTTTATGCCAATGCAATTCGTGAAGTAGGTAAGCGTAAACAAAAGAATGATTTTATATTACCTTTTTGGGGTGCAGGTACACGACCAGTTTGTGATGCACATCCAGATATGATTACTGTTGAACCAGGAATTGGGTATGCAGGTGGTCATTGGGCTCGATTTAAAATCTTTGAATCTTATGCCATATACCACGCATACTATGGTTTAGAATCTGTTGGTACCTGTAAACAAGATTGGTACGACACGGTGATACCTAACTATTTTGATCCAGAAGATTTTACATACAACGATAAGAAAGATGATTACTTTTTATTTCTAGGTCGTGTGTATGAAGGTAAAGGTGTAAACATAGCGGTACAGGCTACCGAAGCCATTGGTGCCAAACTGATTATTGCCGGTCAGAATTCATTGAAACAAATGGGTTATACCAAAACACCAGCTCATGTTACCGAATTAGGATATGCAGATGTGGAAACAAGGCGTAAACTAATGGCAAATGCCAAAGGTGCCTTTGTTGCTTCGTTATATACCGAACCTTTTGGAGGCGTTCAGGTCGAGTGTTTGTTCTCAGGTACACCCACGATAACAACGAATTGGGGTTCGTTCACGGAGAACAACATCCATGGTGTTACGGGGTATCGGTGCACCACCTTTGAACAGTTCACATGGGCTGCCAAGAATATTGGTAATATTAAGCCAGAAGCCTGTAGGGACTTTGCACTAAATAACTTTAGTTTGGATGTGGTAGCACAGAAATATGAGGAATATTTCCAATCGGTACTCAATGTATATAATGGTAATGGATGGTATGAAAAAAATGATACCCGTACCGAATTGAACTGGTTAAACAAATACATTCCGGCATAAATATAAAGATAAACCAACGGGGATATGTGAACCTTGGCAACAAATTCTAATTTCATAATCAAAAATGGCCTAACTGTAGGCTCAAATACTGTAATTGCCGCAAACGGTATGTGGGTTGGTGCGAACACCAATCTGATAGGTGCTACTGGCCTTACTGGTGCCACCGGTCCTACAGGACCAACAGGTGCGACAGGTGTTGGTGCCACAGGTTCTACAGGTGTCATCGCACCGTGGGTCTACATCACAACCAATACCAATGCAGTAGCCAATTCTCAATACATCGCCAATACAGTAGGCGGTGCTTTCACTCTCACACTTCCAGCCAGTCCAGTTTTAGGTACCACAGTTATCGTAACTGATGGTGGTAATTGGGCTAATAATAATCTCACAATCGGTCGTAATGGTAAGACGATTGAGGGAGATGCTTCTGATTTGATTTGTGATGTAGGTCAGACAACGATTCAGTTAATCTATGACAACATTACATGGCAGACCACGGCTACCATCGGTTCTCGTGGTGCCACCGGTATTACAGGAGCCACGGGTGCTCCGGCTGCATGGACATATATCACCGCCAATACAACAGCTGGTGCCAATACACAATACATCGCCAATACAAATGGTGGTGCGTTTACATTAACACTACCAGCCACACCAGTTACAGGTACCACAGTAACGATTACTGATGGTGGTAATTGGGGTGCCAATAATCTTACCGTAGCACGCAATGGTTCTACGATTGAAGGTGTTGTGGATGATGTATTACTCAATCTACCACAGACATTAGTATACTTTATCTACACCAATAATACATGGCAGGTTGTTACGACAGCCGGTTCACAAGGTGCTACTGGTGCAACAGGTACAGCTGGTGCAAATGGTGCCACAGGCCCAACAGGTCCTACAGGACCTACAGGTCCTACCGGTCCGACAGGCCCAGCTGGCGCCACAGGTGTTACAGGACCAAGTGGGCCAACTGGTGCTACCGGTGTGGCTGGACCATCTACAATTTCTTCAGGAGTTTTGACACTTTCGACATCAACTCCTTTTGTTTTGTATGCAAATTCAATTACAGCAAACTATACGATACCAACAGGTTACAATGCATTAGTCGCTGGACCAATCACCATAAATACTGGCGTTGATGTCAATATTGCAAATGGTGCAGCTCTTGTAATTGTATAAGGATAAAAATGGCCGGTAGATTAACTCTTAGCACACTCAATAACGATACAGGACCATTGGCTACTCAGAATGGCATGACTGGTATTGCTAAGGCATGGGCAACATTTAATAATAGTGGCACTATTTCTAGTTCATTTAATGTTTCAAGCATTACTGTAAACAATACAGGGTATTACACAGTTAATTTAACAACTGCTATGCCTAATGCAAATTATTCAGCAATAGCAACGGCAACATCATCAACTGGTTCAAACGGAAATATTGTTGCAACTGTATTTACAGATACGGCTAGCACTAATATAGCGCCAACTACTACTACTTACACAATTCATACAGGCGTTTACGGTGTTGGAAGTTTTGCAACTAGATTTGTTTGCACCGCAGTATTTGCTTCATAAGGATAAATCGTGGCAGGCTCACTAACACTCTCGACACTTTCTGATGGCACTAATAGCACAAATGCCACAGATGTTATTCGTGGTTCTGCAAGAGCATGGGTGAACTATAATGCTGTATCACAAAGCATTCGTGGTTCATATAATGTAAGTTCTGTAGTTATTAATGGCACCGGAGATATTAGTGTAAATTTTACTACCGCCATGGCTGATACCAATTATTCTTGGTTTATTTCTCAGCAATTAAATGGTACAGGAAATAATGATCCAGGAGCAGCCAGCACAGCAAGAAATTTAGGAACAGGTTCTTGGGCATCCAATTCTATAAGAATTAATGTTATGTCTAATACAAATCTTAGCCAAGAAAATCCATTAGTTTTAACAGTTGTAATATTCAGATAATTTTTTAAAGGAAACAAAAATGAGTCAGGTAATTATTTTTAGAAATGATAATGGTGGTGTGGCTACCTGTATTCCAACAGGTGAACTCTCCATCGAAGCAGTATTAGAAAAAGATGTGCCAAAAGGCCGTGGTGGTCGTATTGTCGAGCAGACATCTTTACCAAATCAATACAATGATTTCTATGATGCTTGGGAGATGGATTCTACCAGCGTTACAGTTAATCTTACAAAGGCCAAAGAGTTAACCAAAACTCGTTTGCGTTTAGAGCGAGCACCTTTATTGGCCGCACAAGATGTATTGTTTCAAAGAGCTCAAGAAGCCAATGCAGATACAACAGCAATCGTAGCAGAAAAAAATCGTCTGCGTGATATTACTGATTTGGCTGATGCAGCTACCACACTAGAACAACTCAGAGCATTGAAAGCAGAAGCCTAATATGTCAGTAACTATTTCGGGTAATAGTAATATTGTTTTGCAAGTGGTTCAAGGAACAATATCGGGGCAAGGTTCAACTACATCTACAAGTTATACAGATACAGGATTGACTGTTTCTATTACTCCAACAAGTTCTTCTAGCAAAGTGTTAGTTTTAGTTAATTTAAATGGATGTTTAACATTAAATGGAAGCACTGCAATGTTAGTAGATTTATTAAGAGGAAGCACTAGCGTTTGTAAATTTGGCGAAGCTGGGTTAAATGGCGGAACAAATAGAAATGATTTTGGAGATTTTGCTGTATCTTTTTTAGATTCACCAGCAACAACTTCTTCAACCACTTATAAAGTTCAAGCAAAATCTAGTGGCGGCGGTCAAGTGTATTGGTGCAATCAAACTAATAATTCAATTTCTACAATTACAGTATTGGAGATTGCAGCATGAACCACGAAGCTATTTACAAATTAAATCCTTCTGTTGTAACCATTCGTGGTGATGTTGCTTATGATAAAGATGATGTTGAAGTTGCATACAATAAAGACGCTGTGCAAGATTATGTGAATGCTCATGATTATATTGCTAAGAGAGCATCAGAATACCCACCCATCACGGACTACCTTGATGGTATTGTAAAAGGTGATACAGAACAAGTGCAGGCTTACATTGATGCCTGTCTGGCCGTCAAAGCTAAATATCCAAAACCAGAATAAATTAAATGCCAATAACACAAAGTTCAATCGCTAGTAATGTAATCTCAGGTGCAACAGGCCTGACAGGACCTACTGGCCCTACAGGACCAAATGGACCAACTGGCGCAACAGGTCCTACAGGTCCTACTGGACCAAATGGACCTACGGGACCTACCGGTGCTACTGGTGGTACACCGTGGTTGTTAAATGGAACAAGTGCTTATTATAATTCAGGTAGTGTTGGAATTGGTACTTCTACTCCTAATGATAAATTAGATGTAAACGGCACAGACGCTTTTGTTCGAATTGATAGGTCTAATGGTGAGCCGGGAATTACCATGAGGTATGCTGGTTCAACAACCAATCGTGGTGACATTCTTCTTACTACTGGTGGTGCAATGTATTTTACTTCTGGTGGCACCACAGAACGGATGCGTATTGACTCTAGTGGGAACGTAGGTATTGGTACCACTACCGCTGGCGGTGCAAGATTACAGTTATTCATAAACAAGTCTAATACAACAACGACTGATATGACGGATAACTCAACCTTAAGCCTTGCCAACTCTGGTACAGGTAACGGTGTGTTTAACTGTATTAAATTTGCTGCTAATCAGCAGGATATGTTTATTTCTTCATTTAATAACAATACCCAAGCAAATAGAAGAATTGGTTTTTTTGTTGGTAGCGTAGCTGGTAATGCTACAACTGATGAACAAGTAAGTATTTACGGTAATGGTAACTTTGCCTTTAACTCAGGCTATGGTTCAACAGCTGTTGCATATGGCTGTCGTGCATGGGTAATGTTTAATGGTACGAATGGAGCTATCAGCGCTTCTGGAAATATAAGTTATGTTACTAGAAACGGAACAGGCGATTACACAATAGGATTCTCTAACGGTATGCCAGATGGTGCTTATGTAATTTCAGGAATGTTAAAACCAACATCTGGCCAAGCAGGTAATAATTCAAGGTCTGTAAATATTGCATACGATACAACTCCATCTACCTCTTCATTTAGAGTTAGAACTGCAACTTCTAGTGCTGGTTATGAGGATCCTCAGTATGTTTATTTAACTGTTCACAGATAAAAAATAAATGCCAAATTTAAGTAATCTAATCTCGTCAGCTATCTCAGGTGCCACAGGTGCGGTGGGTCCTACAGGACCAACAGGACCAAATGGCGCTACAGGTATTACTGGTTCTACAGGCCCAACAGGACCAGGTGGTCCAACAGGACCAGTAGGTGCAACAGGATTAACTGGCGGTCAAGGTGCCACAGGTGTTACAGGTCCTACAGGACCAGGTGGTCCAACAGGACCTACGGGGCCAATTGGTGCTACAGGTGTTACAGGAACAGGTGCAGTTAAACAAGTTGTAAGTGTTACAAAACAAGATCCTTTCACAACAACAAATACAGGTTACATTGATATTACTGGCATGGCTGCAACAATTACACCAACAAGTGCAACAAGTAAAATATTAGTTTCTGTTCAATTAAGTCTTGCTGGTACAAACAATACCTATCATTGTTATATACGATTAAATAGAAATGGTTCCAATATTTCAGGAAGTAATGGAACATGGAGTACCAATTTATCCATGATGCATAAAAATATTAACGACTCTCGTGATTTGGATACTCATGCAATGAATTATTTGGATTCTCCTGGAACAACTTCTGCTGTTACATATCAATTACAAATAGCTGTTCAAGGAAATACATTTTTTGTAAATCGTGGTGGTAATACTGAAAGTTTTTCAGCTTCAAATATTTCCACAATTACACTTATGGAGATTGCAGCATGATTTCTGATGCAATATTATCTCTTAGACCTGGCGCCAAATGGAGCATCAATGGTGAAGATTATGACCAATTGGTTTGGGCAGATACAGAACAAACCAAACCAACCAAATCTGAAGTTATGGTTGAAGTTGAGCGATTAAAAATTGAAGTAGAAAGAAACAAATATCAAAATCAAAGATACTATGAGTATCCATCAGTTCGTGAGCAACTTGATGCATTGTATCACGATATTAAAACAGGTAACTTGGAATCAGGCACATGGATTGCAGCAATCGAAGCCGTTAAAGAAAAATATCCTAAACCAGAATAAATTAAATGGCAACCAATTCTAACTTTATAATCAAGAATGGCCTCACAGTAGGCTCCAATACCGTTATTGCTGCCAATGGTATGTGGGTTGGTGCCAATACAAATCTTGTAGGCGCCACAGGTCCTACAGGTCCCACCGGTCCAACAGGACCACAAGGTGCAACAGGACTGGGTGCAACAGGTGCCACAGGTATCATTGCACCATGGATTGTTATCTCTGCAAATACAAATCTCATAGCGAATACTCAGTATCTTGCTAACACACAAGGCGGTGCATTTACAGCCACACTACCTGCCACACCATCGATTGGTACGATTGAAGTATTACAAGATTCTAGTGGTACATGGGGTAATAATAATTTAACGATTGCTCGTAATGGTTCACTTATTGAAGGTGTTGCAGATGATTTAATCTTAAACATCGGTAGCTCATTAGTATATTTGATATACGATGGTACTTCATGGCAGTTATCATCAACCGCAGGTCCAGCCGGTGCAACAGGTGCCACAGGACCACAAGGTGCTACTGGTGCTGGTGCAACAGGTGCTACGGGTGTTTCTGGTCCAATCGGACCAGGAGGTCCTGCCGGCCCATCAGGACCTACAGGCCCAACTGGTGCAACAGGTCTTACAGGACCAACAGGACCATCAGGTACAGCAGGTGCAACTGGTGTTACAGGACCAATTGGTGCCACAGGAACTACAGTAACGGATAACGGAATCATTGTGCAAGGTGCCACGATATCATCAAATGTAACTATTCTATCAGGCAACAATGCGTTCTCAGTTGGACCAATCACACAAGCAAATAATGTTGTGGTGACATTGGGTGATAATTCTCGTTGGATAGTAATTTAAGGAATAACAATGACAATTATATTTGACGGTACACAAGGAATCACAACGCCAGCTGAAACAGCAAACAATTCAGTTACTACTCCTGTGGTTAAATCAGGTTCAGCATTGACATTGCAAACCAATGGTAGCACAACAGCAGTAACGATTGACACAAGCCAGAATGTGGGTATTGGTACTGTAAGTCCACAAATGAGAGTAGATGTAAATGGTGGTGTTAGAGTTCAGAGTATTACTAATCCAACATCCGGTTCAGGAATGGAATTAGCTTACGATGGCACACAAGGTATTATTCAAGCATATTCAAATAGAACAACTTTGGCTTCGGTACCGGTATATCTTGTAACTGGCCAACTCAAATTTCCTCCTACACAAAATCCTTCAAGCGATGCGAATACACTCGATGATTATGAAGAAGGGACTTGGACACCAGTGCTAGCTGCTAGCAATTCTGGTCCTACTGTAACTTATACAGTTCAACAAGGCAGATATACAAAAATTGGTAGAACTGTTTTTATTGAATGTTATTTAAGGCTTACATCTTATTCTGGTGGTTCAGGTAATGCAAAAGTTGGAGGATTACCATTTACTTCCGCTGGGCAACCTTATGGTTACATGGTAGTGGGTGAAAATACCGGAATTACTGTAAGTGGAACATATTATACTTTACAAGGTGGTGTGGATGCCAGCGGAACAACAGTTACTTTGCTTAAAGCAGCGCCAAACGCAGCTACTACAGCTGTTAATTTAACAGAAATTGGTTCATCAACAACCGTATATCTTATTTTTTCTGGAACTTATACTGCATCAGCTTAACTAGACCAGATTAGTCTAGTCGGATTTTTAAAAAGGAGAATTAAAATGGCATTAACAAAAGAAATCGCAGTAGACCAAATCACCGTGGTAGAAAACGGTATCGTATTGTATCGTGAAGCAACCACAATCAAAGAAGATGGTGAAGAAATTTCCAAAAAATATCACCGCACTTCACTTACACCTGGCCAAAACCTTACAGGCCAACCAGAAAAAGTGGTGGCCATTTGCAATGTTGCATGGACACCAGAAGTGATTGCAGCCTATGAGGCACAATTAGAAGCTAACCGAACAGTCTAATAAATAATCCACTATGAGTATTATATCCGCAGGCACAAGCAATACAAGCACTCTCGTATACACAGGTGATACGACAGGTGCAATGGTGTTCCAAACTAATGGAACTACCGAGGCTATGCGGATTACTTCTGCTGGTCTTGTTGGAATTGGAACATCTAATCCTAGCAGTAATGTAACTGTTAGCGGAACAGGAACAGTAATTCAATCTATAATATCCACAAGCGGTACAGGTAAAAAATGGGATTTAATGTCCCATACTGATGGTAGATTTTTAGTTAGGCAAGGTACAATTGGTTATGCACCAATGGAAATTGATCCAACAACATACACCGTTGGATTTAATGGAACTTCACCATCTTTAATCATTCAAGGTGGCATTCAATTTCCGTCTACTCAGGTATCTTCAGCTGATGTAAACACATTAGATGATTATGAAGAAGGAACTTGGACACCAGCTTTTAGTGGATCATCATCAAATCCAACTGTTTCATATAATTTTAGACTTGGAACTTATGTAAAGGTTGGTCGCTTAGTTACATTGAATGGTCATTTAAGAACATCATCCGTAAGCGGTGGTAGTGGGGATGTTTTAATTACTGGATTACCTTTTGCAGTAGATAATACAAGTAATTACACAACTGTTGGTGTGTGTTATATGTTTAACACATCAACAGGTAAATACCCTTACTATGTCCGTTTGGACAATGGCGGTACTTCTCTTTCCCTTTATTATGGAAGTGGAACTGCTCAATCTACATCATTTGTTGTTTCTGATTTAGGTGCAAGTGCATTTAATAATGAAACAGCATTTACTATAAATTATTTAGCATCTGCTTAAAGGTAAAAAAAATTAAATGCCAGCGATTATAAATGCAGACAATGGGATAGCATCAGGTTCAGTAGGACTTAAATACTCCTCTGACAATAGCGGTGTATTGGCTTTACAATCAAACAATAATACATTGGTCGCTATTAGCAATACCAATGTATCGATGACAACCAATACGAGTGCTACCACAGTTACAGCAACGAATGGATTGTTCTTAAATTCCAACACCATAAATACAAGTTATACGATACCTGATGGTTACAATGCAGGATCTTTTGGGCCAGTTTCAGTAGCAAACAATGCTATTGTTACAGTATCTAACACAGCCGTATGGACGATAGTATAAAATGACAGTTAAGATTGATGGAATAGCCGGACTTACCTTTGCTGACAATTCTACACAGAATGTCACGGCTCTCAACGCATCTAATATTACCGCTGGTACATTAGGCAGGGGAAGAATGTTTGCTGGTGCCGTGTTACAAGTTGTATCAACACAAGTAGTTGGATCTTTTAATACAAGTAGCTCAAGTTATGTTCACGCCACTAATCAATCTATTAGTATAACAAGCACGATAGCCAATAGTAAATTTTTAGTAATGGATTTTACTCCGGTTCAATTGGGTGATTCAGATGTTCAAGCATCAACAACATTAAGGTCAAGTGTAGATAGCTACGTATCAGACTTATGCGAGCATTTACACGTTGGTTATAGTACCGCAAATGACGGATGGAGAATGACTGCTCCTCTCACGGTGCTACATTCTCCATCACAACCAGCGTCTACTACAATTACATACAGAGCATATGTAAAAAGATATACCGGATCGGATGGTGTTTATTATCCAGATCCATGGGGTCGAGCTTTTGCTTTTGGATTTTATGTAATGGAAATTGCACCATGATTAGAAAAATTAATGCTATTTTATCTTTAGTTCCTAATGCAGAAGTTTCTGTAACTGATACAGAAGTCATTTGGCACAATCCTTCTACACCGCCTATAACCGATGCAGAGATAAATGCTGAACTTGCTCGACTACAAGCCGAGTATAATGCTAATGAATACCAACGCAAACGTGCTGCTGAATACCCACCAATCACAGAGCAGTTAGATAAAATATTTCATGATGGTATAGAAGAATGGAAAAAAGAAATACAAGCAGTCAAAGACAAATATCCTAAAGGCGAATAATGGCAGTTAAACTTTTATCTTCTTCTAATGGATCAGTAACACTTGATGTGCCAGTTACATCGAGTAACTTTGCTCTGACTTTGCCTGCGGCTAATGGTACGGTGATTACAACTGGCTCTACAGGTCAAGTTATTCCTAAGGCTGCATTACCAACTGGTAGTGTGTTGCAAGTAATTCAGGCTACAACAGCATCTCCAACAAGCACAGGAGTAAATGATTCAACTTATATAGCTACAGGTTTATCTGCAACAATAACACCAACTAGTGCTACCAGTAAAATTTTAATTTTAATAATGGCAAGAATTATTATATATGAACCTAATGCTAACGGAGAAACAGGAACTGGATTTGCAATTTTTAGAAATGGTTCCTCTGTATTTCAAGATGCAAGTGGTTATATGGGAATGTATATAAATGCTGCTTCTTCAAGTAATATTAGCAATATTCGCACAACAGTGCCAATTAATTATCTGGATAGTCCTTCATCTACTTCTGCATTAACTTATGTTTTTAGGATAAATTCATACTTAGGTAGAACTGCTCTTAATACAGACGGACAAACTTCAGTAATCATTTTAATGGAGATTGCGGCATGAGTATTGAAAAACTCCATAAAGCTGTTTTTGCTTTATATCCAAATATCATTGCTGTTCATGGTGGTGATATTGATTCTTTAGAAGCAATAGATAAAACAGAAAAAAATATTGTTATCGACAAAAATGCGGTACTTAATTGGCAAGACCCAAATGAATACAAGTATCAAAGAGCCAAAGAGTACCCATCACTTGCTGACTTTGCTGATGCCTATTACTGGATGCAAAAAGGTCAAACTGATTTGATGGATGAATATGTGGCCAAATGTGATGCCGTTAAAAATAAATTTCCTAAGGAAACAACATAATGCCAATCGCAGTTAGTGGATCTAATATTGTATTTGCCGATGGTTCTTCTATCGCAAGTGGCTTTACTGGCTTCAAGAATAAGATAATTAACGGAGCCATGACGATTGACCAGCGTAATGCTGGTGCTAGTGTTACTCCTACTTCAAGCACTTATATAGTAGATAGATTTCAAACTATCCTTAGTGTTGCATCCAAATTAAGTTTTCAGCAAACAAGCACAGCACCTGTAGGATTTTCTAACAGTTTAAAAATTACATCTACTTCAGCATATAGTTTGGGTGCTGCTGATTATTTTCAGGTTGAACAATCAATTGAAGGATTTAACACTGCCGACCTTAACTGGGGAACTGCAAACGCTAAGACTGTAACATTATCGTTTTGGGTTCAATCCAGTTTAACTGGAACTTTTGGAATGTTTTTTGCAAATGGTGCTAATGATAGGCGTTATCCAGCAACATATACAATTTCTTCTGCAAATACTTGGGAATATAAAACTATTACGCTAGTTGGCGATACAACTGGCACATGGAATACAACTAATTCAACTGGATTAAGGATTGTTTGGCCATTAGGTTATGGGTCAAACTATACTAGTGGAACTGCTGGTGCGTGGGTTAATTCTACTAGTTCTAATTTTATTCCAGCTGGATGCGTTTCCGTAGTCGGCACAAACGGAGCAACCTTCTATATCACCGGCGTTCAGCTGGAAGCCGGCTCTTCGGCTACAAGTTTTGAATACCGTGATTACGGAAATGAATTGAGAATGTGTCAGCGGTATTACTACAGAAAAAGCACACAAATAGCTAACAGCGATATGAGATATGGAATGGGATTTAGTGGAAGCGGAAGTACCACTACTGCTTATATTGATGTTACTCTACCTGTAAATATGAGGGTAGGTCCAACATCGGTTGATTGGACCAATACAATCGCTTTGTGGGCAGGTGCTACTAATTTTCAAGTTACCGCTATAAGTGTTTATACATCTGGTGCTGGTACAACAAGTTGTTTATTGCAATGCACATCTAGTGGTTTAACTGGTGAAAAACCATATCAATTAGTAGGATACGCTAGTGGTGGTGCTTCTCTTGGTTTAAGTGCGGAATTATAAAAATGAACAAAATATTTATTAATAAAAATTTAAAAGGTCAGGATACCTTGCATATTATTCGCCAAACTGGTGAAGAATCATTTACGTCTTTTCCAATACAAACAGACAATCCAAATTGGGTATCATTAAAAGCACAAATCCTTGTTGACAGAGCCACACTACAAGACGCTGATGGTAACACAATGACAGCAGAAGAAGCAAAACAATTTATTGCAACACTACCATAAAAAATAAATGGCAACCAATTCTAACTTCATAATTAAAAATGGCCTGACAGTAGGCGCTAACACCGTTATTGCTGCCAATGGTATGTGGGTTGGTGCAAACACAAATCTAATTGGTGCTACAGGTCCACAAGGCGCTAGCGGTCCAACAGGACCTACAGGCCTCACAGGTCCTACAGGTCCAGGTGGTCCTGCCGGTCCTACAGGTCCTACTGGTGCAACAGGTATTGGTGCTACAGGTGCCACAGGTCCTGATGGTCCAATCGGTCCTACAGGCGCAACAGGTCCAGCCGGTCCAACAGGACCTCAAGGCGCAACAGGTGTAACAGGTCCTACCGGCCCAGCAGGACCAATCGGACCAGGAGGCCCAACAGGACCAACTGGACCTGCAGGTGCTACAGGAGTATTCTCTGGCACCACAACAGAACAAATTATTACAAGCAACACAACAGTATCTACATCAAACACAACAGGTGCTTTGATTGTTGCTGGCGGTGCAGGTATTTCTGGTAATGTATATGCCAATGCCGTGTATGCCAATAATGTAGACATCATTAATACCAGCATCGTATACTCTATGGTGCTCGGATAAATATGTAATTAGGAATACAATATGCCAAATACCCTTACCTCATACGTCAACAAAGATGTGCCAACGACAAACGCTACGGTTGTCACAGCATCTACTGGTTCACAAACGACCATCATTGGTCTAAGTTGCACCAATACATCAGTTGCAAATAACATCACTGCTAACGTATACATCACTCGTTCAGGTGTTGATTACTTTGTGGCACGATTTGCACCAATACCAACAGGTGGTTCTCTTGTTGTGGTAGGTGGTGACCAAAAATTGGTTCTCAATGCAGGAGATATATTGCGTGTATCATCTTCTGCAAACACCTCGATGGATGTTATTACATCTGCTCTTGTAATTACTTAAAGGTAAACCATGGGTTATTTGGGTAATAGCAATGTCGTTCAAAATTTTACACCTGCTGTTGATTACTTTAACGGCAATGGTTCAACTACTGCCTTTACATTAAGTCGCACAGTTGGCTCTGCATTTGATTTGCAGGCATTTATTGAAAATGTACCACAAAATCCATCTTCTGCATTTACGGTAGCAGGTAATGTAATCACATTTACTTCTGCACCACCTAGCGGAACAAATAACATCTATGTTCGCTACACATCTCCAGTAACTCAATTGGTGAAGCCGGCTCCTGGTACGGTAGGTACAACAGAAATAGCTAGTAGTGTTACACTTACAACACCATCAATTTCAGGCAATCTCACTTTCACAGGCACAGGTGTTCGTATTACTGGTGATTTTAGTAACGCTACTGTTGCTAATCGGGTATTGTTTCAATCCAGCACTACTAATGGATCAACAACTGTTGGATTAATTCCTAATGGAACAGGAACGCAATGTGCATGGAACGCATATAACGGAACTGATACAGCAAATGCTGGTGTAGGTGCATTTATTATTAATACCAATGAATTGCGTATTCAATCTAATGCTGTTGGTACAGGCTCTTATGTGCCTCTCACAATGTATACAGGCGGTAGCGAAAGACTACGCATAGATACTAGTGGTAATGTTGGAATTGGAACAACTAGTCCTGCAGCTACTTTAGATGTTGGATCTTCAGTTGCTAGAAGTGGTGCAGCTCAAAATAACATTTATGCAGACTATAGAATTACCGCCGCAACTACTGGAGTAGTTAGTTCTTTTGCATCACGAATTGTTGGTATTGGTGGTTCAACTTATACAATTCCTGATGCCGCTGTTTATAAAGCCGATCCTATTGTTGCTCAAACAGGCGTCACAATTACCAATTCGTATGGTTTATACATTGGCAATATGTCAGACCCAATAAGCGGTGGCTCAGTAACTAATCCTTGGGGTATTTACCAAGCAACTTCTAGTAATAAAAATTATTTTGCTGGCGATGTTGGTATTGGTACTAACAATCCTCAATATCCATTAACACTTGTTAACTCAACAGCAAATAAAGAAATTCTTTTTGTTAAAGGATCCAATACAAATACTGGTACCGGTCTTGCTGGTGAAGGACCAGTTGCGATTCAGAATACCAATAATACCGTTGGTAATATGGCAGCTATCTCTAATTTTGATTCTGGTGGAAACATTAATGGTCAAATAAATTTTATTAATACAGACCAAGCTGCTGGTGGAGCAATAGGATTTACTACTCGTACCAACGGAGGCGCTTCGTATGGTGAACGGATGCGTGTTACACAAAATGGCGGTACAAGATTTCAATGTGAAAACTATAATGCTCAGCCTAGTTCAACAAATGGCGGCGTTGAAATTAACAATACAAACGCTAGCTCAACATTTTTTGGGTTTGGAACAGGAACAGAAACACATATAAACTTTGGTAATAGAAATGGTATTCGTGGTTCTATTCAAACAACAAGCGGTGGGACTTCATACAACACAACTTCTGACTACCGATTAAAAGAAAATATTGTACCTATGACTGGTGCATTGGCAAAAGTTTCACAACTTAATCCAGTTACTTACAATTGGAAAATAGGTGGAAACGGTCAAGGATTTATTGCTCATGAATTACAAGAAGTTGTTCCTGAAGCTGTTACTGGTGAAAAAGATGCTGTAGATGAAAATGATGAACCAAAATATCAGATGGTTGATACATCATTCCTAGTAGCCACATTGACTGCTGCTATACAAGAACAACAAGCAATCATAGAGAATTTAAAAGCTCGCATTGAAATACTGGAGGATAAATGAGTCATTTTGCGAAAGTCTTAGATGGTAAAGTTACACAAGTGATTGTGGCTGAACCAGATTTTTTTAATACATTTGTTGATACAAGTCCGGGTGAATGGATTCAAACGAGTTATAACACCCATGGCAATCAACATACTCAAGGCGGTACTCCGCTTCGTGGCAACTATGCAGGTATTGGTTACACATACGACAGAACAAATGATGTGTTCTATGCACCACGACCATTTGCAAGTTGGATACTAAATGAAACTACATGGCTATGGGAAGCACCAACACCATATCCAAATGATGATAAAAGATATGAGTGGGACGAAGCAACAATTTCTTGGAAAGAAGTAACAGAATAATATGCCAATTAGTCAGATACCTGCTGTAGGTCTATCTCAAAATGGAAGTGTATCGTCTTATCACATTCAACATTTAACTGTTGCTGGTGGAGGTGGCGGTGGTAGCGGCAATGGCGGTGGTGGAGGCGGCGGTGGTGTAATTCAAGGATATTTAACTTTAACATCCGGTTCTACTTACACAGTTACCGTTGGTGCTGGAGGATCTGGAACTCCACAAAATACGGCTGCTGTTGGTTCAAATGGCACCAACTCAGTTATATCAGGATCAGGAATAACAACACAAACCGCTATTGGTGGTGGTGGCGGTGGATCTGGTTACGGTTCAGGAGCTTTTAATACCGGTGCTTCTGGCGGTTCTGGTGGCGGTGGCGGTACAAACGCTCAAGGTGGTAATAATGACGGAACATTAAATCAAGGATGTGTTGCTGGTGCTGGTGGCGGATCATCTGCTAGTAGTTGGTTTGGTGGCGGTGGTGGTGGAGCTGGCGGTACAGGATTTGCCGGAAATCAAGCATCAATTGGTTCTAAAACATTAGGCGGCACAGGCGGTAATGCATTAGCAAGTTTCATTTCAGGAACACAAGTATTTTATGCTGGTGGCGGTGGTGGTGGGTGTGCTAACGGGCAATTAGGTGGTCAAGGCGGTTCTAAAGTTGGTGGCAACGGACAAGCTGGTGCTGCTGGTTCTTCAGCTGTATCCAACACAGGCGGCGGTGGTGGCGGTGGTGGTTACGTTCAAAGTGGTGATACAGGATACGCTGGAGGTAACGGCGGTTCAGGTGTTGTAATTATTTCCTATCTTGGTGCTCAACGAGGCACAGGTGGTACAATAACATCTGTTGGTGGATATACTATACATACATTCACTTCAAGTGGATCTTATATAGCTTAAAGGTTAATTAATGTCATATATCGGAAATAGTCCCTCGCAATCAGCATTTGTCACCGATTTATTTAACGGTGATAATAGCACGACTGCATTTACCATGTCGGTTTCACCGGCTAATCCAGCTTCTATACTTGTAGCGGTATCTGGTGTTCTACAATCTCCTGACACATACTCTGTTTCAGGCCGCACACTTAACTTCTCAGCGGCACCACCAAGTGCCACAGGAAATATTTCTGTAAGATATTTGGGAATACCTGCATCAGGTGTTACTACAACGGCATACAGAACTCTTACAGAATATACTGCAACGGCTGGTCAAACCACATTTACACCACCAAGTTACACAGTAGGATTTATTAATGTGTTTCGTAATGGCGTCATGTTAGGCACAGCAGATTACACAGCAAGTAATGGTACAAGTGTTGTATTAGCCAATGCGTGTTCTTCTGGTGATTTAGTGGTCGTAGAAAGTTTCTATGTAAGCTCGGTACTCAATGCAATACCGGCTACAGCCAATGCAGTAAATACTTTGTTGATTTCTGATGGTGCAATTACACAAAACAAATTGGCAACAGGAGTATCATCAACTGGTCCTGCTTTTTATGCATATACAACAGGTAGTCAAACTATTTCTAGTGGAGTATTGACCAAAGTATTATTAGATACAGAAAAATATGACACAAATAGTAATTTTGCATCCTCTACTTTTACACCAACTGTTGCTGGTTATTATCAAATAAATGGTTCTATCAGGTTTGATGGTGGGTCAGGGACAAGAGCAGTAATAGGCATTTATAAAAACGGATCTGCGTATTCTTTTTCTTCAGACTTATCTTACTCAATGTCACAGGTAACTATACTTGTTTCAACTTTAGTTTACATGAACGGCACTACCGATTACATTGATTTGTATGGTGCTTATACTAACGGAAGTACCTCAGCTATTGGTGTTGGTAGAGCGTATGATACTTACATGAACGGTTTCTTAGCGAGGGCTGCATAATGACACAAGCAATTCAAGTAGCTCAATACGGTTCATCAGGTGTTTCTCTTGGCTTCAAGAATAGGATTATTAACGGAGCCATGGTAATAGACCAGAGGAATGGTGGTGCAAGTGTTACATTACCAAGTGGCACCACAAGAACACTGGATAGGTGGACTTTATATTCCGCAGAATCATCAAAATATTCTTGCCAACAAAATGCTGGTTCTGTAACTCCTCCGGCAGGATTTGTTAATTACCTAGGAATAACTTCATTAGCTGCTACTACACCAGCCACAGAAGATGTTTATGTTGTTCGGCAATATATCGAGGGATTTAATATTGCTGATTTGGCATGGGGAACCGCAAATGCTAAAACTATTACCTTATCTTTTTGGGTTCGTTCTTCATTAACAGGAACTTTTGGTGGCGCATTAAAAAATGGTGCCGGTGATTACTCATACCCATTTACATACACAATATCTCAAGCAAATACTTGGGAATATAAAACTCTTACCGTACCTGGTTCAACAAGCGGAACTTGGTTAACAACTAATGGCCTTGGATTGTCTTTAGTATTTTCATTAGGATCAGGATCTTTTTATGCCGGTTCAGCCGGATCTTGGTCAAATAATTCTTATTTTACCGCAACAGGATCCACCAATGTTGTTGGCACGAATGGTGCTACATGGTATATTACTGGAGTCCAGGTGGAAGTAGGTTCTTTATCCACAACTTTTGAATATAGGGATTATGGAAATGAATTGAGAATGTGTCAGCGGTATTATGAGAGTGGTTCTGCTAACCCATCATGTTTTGCGGATCAGTTTGGAAATGCTGTTTGGGAAGGATTTTATAAAGTTGATAAACGGGCAGCAGGAACATTTACCTATAATGATGCAAACGGCAATACTGGAAAAATTGCAAGATGGTTTACTGGTTCATATTCTTCTAATGTTACTCCTTCTGGATTATCAGCTGATGGTACAAAAAGATTTTCTGGAAATATTACAGGTTTATCCGCAGGAACATTAGTAAAAGTTGGGTTTAACTGGTTTCAAGACTCGGAGATATAAAAATGTATGAATTAATTAAAAAATTTGACAATACAGAATACATTAAACGACAATCTGATGGAGCATCTATTTCAATCGAATCAACTAATCCTGATTATCAAAACTTTAAAAAGCAAATCAATACTGACGAAGCCACACTACAAGATGCTGATGGTGATACCATGACTGCCGCTGAAGCCAAAGCATATATAGCGACATTACCATAGAGAATAAATATGCCATTAACTAAAATACAAAATGCAATGGTGGGTAATAGTAGTAATATTGCTTTTACTCCTGCTGTTCCTATTATTGAGAACACACAGAATGTTACCAGTGCATATACAATTACAGCCAATAACTCGGCAATGTCGGTAGGTCCGGTTACATTATCGGCCAACGTAACTATTAATTCAGGAAGTAGGTGGGTAATCCTATGAGTTCATTAATCATCAAAGGTGATACATCAGGAGCAATTACATTATCTGCACCGAATGCTGCAGGTGATAGCACATATACTTTACCGGCAGTCAATGGTAGTGTGATGGTGAGTGGTAATATGCCAGCGTTTTTTGCTTATAAAAATGGTGTTCCTCAATCTATAACAAATGCCACTTTTACTAAAATAACATTTAATGCTTTTGATTATAATACTGCTGGATCTATGTTTTCTTCTTCCACATTTACACCTACTATTGCTGGTTATTATCAGATAAGCGCAGGAATATCCAATTTAGCCGGTAACACACCAACAAGAACCATTGTTTCAATTTTTAAAAACGGATCTGGTTATGCTGGTTTTGGAGATTATACAAATTCAAGTTCATATAGAACTTATGGATCAGTTTTAGTTTATTGTAATGGAACAACCGATTACATTGAATTGTATGCATATTTGGCGGGTTCAAGTTTATCTGTTGATTATGGTCAAAGCACAGGTGTTGGTTATAATACCTATATGTCTGGTGTTTTAGTGAGGGCCGCATAATGCCAGTAACGATTAATGCTTCAACTTCTAGTGGCGTAGTAATTACTCCTGATTACTCAGGTAATATTCAGTTACAGTATAATGGTGTGGCTGCACCAGCATTTAGTGCTCAAATGACCACAACAAGTGTTTCAAATACCACTTGGACAAAAGTTCTTTATGGTACTGAAAACTTTGATACTAACAACAATTTTACTTCTAGTAGATTTACACCAACAGTAGCTGGGTATTATCAGATAAATGCAAACCTAAGATATGCAGACTCAATAGCTGGTACAGTTGTGCAGATGGCTATATACAAAAATGGTAATCTGTATGCATATGTTTCAAACGGAGTGCAAAACGTTACCAGAGCGTTATGTGTATCAACTTTACTTTACTGTAATGGTTCAAGTGATTATGTTGAAATCTATACATATCAAAATTCAGGAAGTTCTGCAAACACCGATGCAGCAGACTATTACACATTCTCAGGATGTTTATTGCGTGGCGCTTAATTAAAAGGAAACAAAATGACTTTATATGAAAAAATTAAACAAATTTATCCAGAATTAACTTCTGATGATTTTGAACCGATGCGTGGTACAATTACACTTCAGAATGATTCAGATGGCCGTGGTGATTATATTCGGTCTTGGACTCATGCAACATTGGCTCAGCCAACAGAAGAGCAGTTAGCTGCTATTGAATAATGGCTATTACACTTAACGGTACTAACAACCAAATACTTGGAGTATCAGGACAGGTATTGCAGGTGGTCAGCACTATAAAAACCGATAGGTTTAGTCATACTGGTTCTGGTTATCAAGATGTTACGGGTTTGTCAGCTGTTATTACTCCAACGTCAGCATCAAGTAAAATATTAATTATGGCAAGTATTATGTATGCAACAACTAATACAACATATGGTACACTATGTGGACTAAGACTAAAAAGAAATTCTACACTTGTTGGAATAGGAGGAGATGATTTTAGTTCTGGTGTTGCATCTACTCCTGCACCAGACAACCAAAGTTCTTACGCAACAGTTCCAATTATGTTTTTGGATTCACCAGGTTCAACAAGTGCTTTAACTTATCAAGTTCAAATAGCACAACGTATTGGTGGTTCGGTAACTGTATATGTAAATGGACAAATGAGTGGAGGTAATATAGGGTCATCAACAATTACACTTATGGAAATATCAGCATGAACCATAACGCTATATACGCACTATATCCACAAGTCACTACTATCGATGATACAGCTGGTGCTTTCGATAAAGACGGCAACAAAGTTGAAATTAATTTAGATTTAGTCAATGCTTGGCAAGATCCAAACGAATACAAATACAATCGTAAATCTGAATACCCATCCATTGGTGACCAACTAGATGCTCTGTTTCATGCAGGTGTATTTCCTGAAGAAATGGCAGAGAAGATTCAGGCCGTTAAAAATAAATATCCAAAAAGTTAATTAGAAAAAAATGCCAATCTATCAAAGTTTCGTTGCAGGCTCAGGAATATCAGGTGCTACAGGACCTACGGGGCCAAATGGACCAAATGGACCTACGGGACCTAATGGACCAACAGGACCTACAGGACCAGCTGGTGCAACAGGTGTAACTGGTCCCACAGGACCAACAGGTGCTACTGGTTCTGCACCATGGGTTACAAGTGGTTCAGACATTTATTATAATAATGGAAATGTTGGAATTGGTACTAGTAGTCCTGCTGTTACATTAGATATGCTTGGAACTTATATTCAAGGCGGAAGTAGTAGAACAGACAGTGCAACTAAAGTTTCTAGTTATAGGGTTGTAAATTGTTTCAATGCAACAAATCCATTAAATATTATTGCTGGTTTGTCTACCACCAGTGTCAACCAAGTTTATATTGGTGGAAATGATACAAATTTTGCTGGAACTGCTGCAACCAATATTTTATTTTATACAGGAGCAAGCAGCAATACTGCAAACGGTACAGAGCGTATGCGTATTACCTCTGCTGGTAATGTTGGTATTGGTACTAGTAGTCCTGATAGACCATTAGTAGTTAGTTCTTCTTCTGATGCTATGACAATTCAGCAAACAGGTGGCGGAGTTGGTTTACAGATGTCCCAATCTTCTGTAAATGATGTTTTATTAAGAATGACTAATAACTCTGGTCATTATTGGGACATTCGTAATCAAGGTTCAGGAAGCCAATTTTTAATTGGTGGTTTTTTTGGTGATACTTTAAGACTTGGTACTACTGGCAACCTTCAATTCAACTCAGGTTACGGCTCGGTCGCTACTGCATACGGCTGTCGTGCATGGGTAAACTTTAATGGTTCTGGTACTATTTCAATTCGTGCTAGTGGTAATGTTTCTAGTATTTCAGATGCAGGAGAAATGTATTATGGTATAAGTTTTTCTTCTGCAATGCCTGATGCTAATTATGCATGGTTTGCAAATGGATCAAATGTTAATAACGATGTTGGTACAAATTATACGGGGTATAGCACCACATCTCCTGGCAATAACCAAACTACAGGATATTTGTTTATTAGAGGATTAAATATTTACAATGGTGGAGCAAATCAAAGTGGCGATCCTCCACTAGTTACAGTAGGCATTATTCGTTAAAAAGGATATATTATGGAAAAAAGAATTATTTACTCAACAGTTGAAGGCGGCGTAGTTATTGTTATTCCTGCTCCAGAGTGTTTGTTGGAACATACAATTGAAGAAATTGCTCTTAAAGATGTGCCGGCTGGTAGACCATTTAAGATTGTTGATATTTCTGATATTCCAACAGATAGAACTTTTCGTAATGCGTGGGAAGTTGATGAATCTATTTTAACAGATGGTGTTGGAGCTGAATCAAATGAATTTCCTGAGGTTACAAAATGATTACAATTAATATTAATAAAGCCAAAAACATTACCAAAGACCGTTTAAGAATCGAGAGAGCACCTTTACTACAAGCACAGGATGTAGCTTTTCAGAGAGCTTTAGAATCTAACTCAGACACCTCTGATATTGTGGCAGAGAAACAACGACTTAGGGATATTACTAAGTTGGTTGATGAAGCCACCACATTAGAAGAACTAAAAACAATTACTTGTTAAATAATTAATATCCTCATCACCTAAATACAGGATATCTATAATGTTGAGGACAACATGGCAACAGTTACCAATCGAGACCAATTTACAGACTACTGCCTACGCAAGCTTGGCTTTCCAGTCATAGAGATAAATGTCGATCCAGACCAAGTTCAGGATCGTGTTGATGATGCTCTACAATATTTTCAAGACTATCATTTTGATGGCCTACAAAAGACTTATTACATCCACGAAATTACACAACAAGATATTGATAACAAGTATCTTGATTTAAGTAATGTGACTGATAATGCCAACGCAGCTACACAAATTGTAGGTGTTACTCGTATATTCCCACTTAATGATTCACAAGCAAGTGTTGATATGTTTGACTTGCGGTATCAGTTAAGACTGAATGAGTTATATGACTTCACTTCAGCATCATACATCAACTACACCATGACAATGCAGCATCTTCGTATGCTTGAACAATTGTTTACTGGTGAAGTTCCAATTCGTTATCAACGCCACATGGAAAAATTGTTTATTGATTGGGCATGGGGAGACCAAGAAGCTCCGGTTGGCCAAATAGTTATTGTTGATTGTTATACTATTGTTAATCCAAATGTATACAGCCGAGTATGGAATGACCGTTGGTTAAAACGATATGCGACTGCTTTGATTAAACGCCAATGGGGTGAAAATCTTAAAAAGTTTGGTGGTATACAATTACCAGGTGGTGTTGTTCTAAATGGTGATAAAATCTTTGAAGAGGCTATGCAAGAAATTGATGACCTTGAAAAAGATATGGAGAACAATTACGGTGGCGTTTTAGAATTCTTTATGAATTAATTATGCCAACCAGCCAATATTTCAACAACTACAATTCTCGATTCCAAGAGCAACGGCTCGTGGAAGACCTTATCGTTGAATCCATAAAGATTATGGGTTTTGACGGAATGTATCTTCCGAATGACAATGATGCGGCTCGTGACCTTTTGTATGGTGAAGATCCAGTTAAAAAATTTCAATCGGCATTTCCTGTCGAGTTCTATCTATCTGAAGCACTCAACTATACTGGCGAAAAAGAATTCTTTTCTAAGTTTGGTCTTGAAATTAAAAACCATACTAAAGTTCTTATTACTAAAAGGTCTTTTTCACAACGAGTACCACAAAATACATTTCAGAATCCAAGAGAAGGTGATTTAATTTGGATTCCATTTTTAAATGGTACAGGTGAATTGTATGAGATTACCTTTACTGACCAAGACCGAGATTTCTATATGCTTGGTCGACCAGCACCATACTTCTATGAATTACATTTAGAGAAGTTCAAATTCTCCAGTGAACTTATTGCTACTGGTGTTAGAGATATTGACGATGCGGCCACACAGGCAACATATACTATCGAACTCAATCTTGGTGCTGGCACAGGCAATTACCAGTTTGGTGAAATTGTATATCAATCAACTGCCAATACACAGGCCAATGCAACTGCCGTGGCCATTGTTCAATCATGGGTTCGTGGTGCCAACACCTCTACAGCCAATACATTAACTGTTTCTAATATTGCTGGTGAGTTTATTGAAGGTTCTATTAAGATTACTGGTGCCACAAGTAATGCACAATATGTATTATCTTCATACGATCCATTAAGTGATAATGTAGAAGATGATACTTATGATAATTACATCATTGAGCAAAATGCAAATTCAATTGTCAACTTTGCTGAAACAAATCCTTTTGGTAGTATCTAATGGCTAATATATTTTACAATCGTGCATTAAGAAAATATGTGATAGGTTTTGGTAACTTATTCAATGATATTACTTTGGTGCGATATAATCCAGATTACTCTGAAGCACAGCGTATGATTGTGCCAATTGTGTATGCACCAAAAGAAGATTATGTAACTCGTATAGAAACTGACCCACACTTAGATAAGAAAACGCAGATTACATTACCAAGAATGTCTTTTGAATTACTTGGTTTTAATTATGATTCTTCTCGTAAACAAAATACCAATGTTAAGAATTTTGCACAGACGGCCACAGGATTAGTTTCACAATACAATCCGGTGCCATATAACTTTGATTTCAATTTATATCTATATGTAAGAAACATTGAAGATGGTACACAAATCATTGAACACATTCTTTCTTACTTTACACCAGACTATACAATGAAACTCAATATGATACCTGAGATGGGTATTGTTAAAGAGGTACCTGTGATTCTTAATTCAACATCACAAGATATTGACTATGAAGGTAATTTTGAGCGTGATACTCGTGTTATCATTTGGACACTAACCTTTACTGTTAAAGGTTACATTTATGGTAAAATATCTGATGCAGGTGGACCAATTACACATTCAATTACATCCATCTATAATCAAATCACCGAAGATGATGTAATACAATTCACAATGAATCCTAATTCAGGTGTAGGAACATATCAGATTGGTGAAACAGTATATCAAGGTTTCTCTGCACCATTGGCAATTGCATCAGGTAAAGTAGTTTCATTTAATAATAACTTGTTACAATTAAAAAATATTAACGGCAATTTTGTTTCTAATTTGCCTATTCAAGCAACCAGTTCAAGTACCAATTATATATTTACATCATTCTCTCCTGTTCCACAAAAACTGGTTCAGATAGATACCACACCAATGCCAACAGATGCAAATGTAAATACACCTTACATTATAACAACAGAAATATCAGAGGCACCATTTATTGAAGAAGGATTATTATTGCCAGAGAATTTTGCTGGTGATGCATTAGAACAATTAGGCAGAGATGACCTACATATAGAACAAGAGAACCCAACAGATTTACAGTAAAGGTAATTAAAATGTCCCGCACATTACAATTTAGACGATACAACTCTGCAACCATAGCCAATACAACAGGTGCTAATGGTGAATTAATTATCAACTCAACAAATCAAACAATAACGGTGCATGATGGTGTAACACCTGGTGGGTATGCAACATTAAATTCTGTAACAGATAATAACATTGACCAATTTGCTCGCAATACGGCTAATACTGCTACAAGTGATATTACAATTATTCAAGGTGTTAACACGACACAAAATTCAAGTATTAGTATTCTTCAAGGTGTTAATACAACACAAAACACCAATATTACATCAGCAACTAGTTTAGCACAAGCTGCTTATAACAATTCAAATACAAAATTTAGTTCTTCTGGTGGAACAGTTACAGGTAATGTTACAATCTCTAATAATCTTAGTGTTACAAACAATACATTTATATCAAATACCGTTGAGGCAAACAACGCTATTTTTGATGGCACACTACTAACAGGCCTTGCCGCTAGAAGTTCTGTTACATTGCCACATTTGGTGGCACAGTTTGCAAGTAACTCTGCAACATACATTCAAACAAATTCACAAAATATTAATCCAGCGGGTTCTGCCGACTATGTTGTTACTGCTGATAACGGTACCGATACTGATTTTTATCTTGATTTAGGTTTACACAACTCACAATCTTACGATAAAATTTTGGCACCATATGATGGATATTTGTATGTGCAAGGCAGTACCATTGGCCAAGCAGGCGGCAACTTAATTATTGGTACGACATCCAGTTATGCTGGTTTAGAAACCAAGTTTGTTGCTGGTGGTTACGAAGCAAACAATGTTGTAATGAAACTTGGTACTTATGGTGCCAATGTTGTTGGTGATTTAATTGTTACTGGTGAAATCTACCTGAACAACGGTATTGAAAATGCTTTAACCTTTGACCAATTTGGTATCAGAGCCAATACTCAAATGACCTTGGGTGCTGAAAATTTTGCAACGGGCAACAACTCAACCATATTGTTTGATAAGAATGGTAGCGGTATCGTATTCAGATTAGAAAATACTACTCCTGTATCTAAGAATTGGGGATTCTATCAAAACAATTTATTGTTTCCAAACAGCACAACACAAACCGGTGCAGCGATTTCAATTGTTGAACTGAAAGCATTAGTAGCCAACTGTGCAACATATGCTGCCTTTCAGTCTGCAATAGCAGCACTATAAACAAACACTATATAATTATATGAATGACTTGAATAAAACTTTAGCAGATGTGTTTGACATTGCACCAATACCAGAAGATAAAAAAGAAAAACTTCCTACGGTATCGGTCAAGTATAATGAACCTGATTTAAAACAGGACCTCACAGACGCCTATCAACAATCAAAAGAAAATCTACAAGGTATTATTGACCAAGGCCAAGAAGCCATGGAAGAAATACTCAATATTGCCAAAGCAGGCCAACATCCACGAGCATTTGAAGTCTATGGTACTCTACTGAAAAACATGGTAGATGCCAATAAAGAACTTTTAAATATACAGAAACAGATGCGTGATATGGATGAAGAAAAGAAAAAGAATGCTGGTACCAATATTGATAAAGCTATCTTTGTAGGTTCTACTGCTGAACTTAATAAACTTCTCAAAGGAAAAGAATGAAACTTTGGGTGAATGTTTGTTTTTATTATGTAGAAGAACGGTTAGAGCAGTTTAAAGAAGTAATAAAAACATTATCTGATATACCAAATATCAAACTTATTATTAACAGCAATGTTAATTTTGATTCTAATTTGCCCATTCATGTGGCAGAACTAAATGACCCATATCATCATACATGGGAACACAAGAAGTATATGTCAGAATTCTTAGAATCAGACTATACACACTTTGCCTATCTTGAAGGTAATATTCGTGTTGAAAGAAAAACATTTGATTATTGGATAAAAACACGAGAACTCTTTCAACGCAATAATCTCAATTTTATACCTGCCACTCATCGTGTTCAAGTGAATGAAGGTCAAGTGTATTCTTTAGATTGCACACACTATCAACAACATCGGCCAACAATTACAGTAGAAGAACAGAAATTTATTTCTTTATCTGAACCATATCAAGGTATGTTTATTATGGATAAAGAACTGGTCAAAGAACATATTGAATCAGATTATTATAAGTTTGGCCAAAAAGGATCATGGGGTATTCGTGAGTCAGCCAATTTAGGCAATATGTTTGTCAATATACCTGTAGGATTTGGCCATAGGTATATGTTACCACTAAATAATTTCTCCGACACATGGGTTACACACTTTGGTACCAACTATCACGGTGATAAAAATTCACCTCACGCCAAGATAAAAATAGAAGATTTATTTCGATGAACCAAAAAGATTCTTACCGTGATAACCCCCTACTCAAAAAGGTAGGTGTTGACCACCAATATACCAAAGAACAGATTGAAGAATATGTAAAGTGTTCTAAGGATCCTGTTTACTTCTGCAAGAACTACATTAAGATTGTGAACGTGGATGAAGGCCTTATCAATTTTAATATGTGGCCTTTTCAAGAAGAAATGTTAAATCTTTTTAAAGATAATCGTTTCGTCATCACCAAATGTCCTCGTCAGGTTGGTAAAACTACCACAACAGTTGGTTACCTTCTTTGGGCAACTATCTTCACCGATTCTCAGAATGTGGCAGTTCTGGCAAACAAAGGTTCTTTGGCTCGTGATATTCTAGCCAAGTATCAACTGGCATATGAGAATTTACCACAATGGCTCCAACAAGGTGTGGTGACATGGAACAAGGGTAATGTAGAACTAGAGAACGGGTCTAAGGTTATTGCGGCCTCCACCAGTTCTTCAGCAATCCGAGGCGGTTCGTTTAACATTGTATTCTTAGACGAATTCGCTTTCGTCCCAAACAATATTGCCAATGAGTTCTTTAACTCAGTCTATCCTGTAATCTCATCTGGTAAGTCCTCAAAGATTATCATTGTTTCCACACCAAATGGTATGAATCTATTCTATAAACTATGGATGGATTCTTTAGAGAAACGAAACAATTACAAAAATTTTGAGATTCATTGGTCTCATGTACCAGGTCGTGATGATGCGTGGAAAGAAGAAACTATTCGAAACACCTCAGAACGGCAGTTTGCACAAGAGTTTGAAACTGAATTCTTAGGTTCGTCTAATACTCTTATCTCTGGTTATAAACTACAACAATTGAGGTACATGAACCCAATTGTAGAACACGATAAGATGAAAATCTATGAACATCCTATCAAAGAAGGTGTCAATGGTTCTCTAACCGACCACATTTATTGTATTTCGGTTGATGTATCGGAAGGTAAAAACTTAGACTCCTCGGCTTTCTCTGTGATAGATATATCAACCACACCATATAAACAGGTTGCCACCTATTCAAGTTCATCCATTTCACCCATATTGTTTCCAACGGTGATTGTTAATGCAGCTCGTTTATACAATGATGCTTACGTTTTGGTAGAAATAAACAATAATCCACAGGTGGCAGACTTCATACATTCAGATTTAGAGTATGAGAACCTATTGAAAATCTTTACTGGTAATAAGAAACCACAACAACTGTCTGCTGGATTTGCTCGTGGTGTGCAGATGGGTCTAAAGATGTCACCTCAGGTGAAGGCTGTAGGTTGTTCTAACCTTAAAACATTAATAGAAGGTGATAAGTTACTAATCAATGACTTTGATACCTATTCAGAGTTAACCACATTTGAGCAATATAAGACATCATTTGCGGCCGCAGAAGGTGCCAATGATGATATGGCAATGACTTTAGTGATTTTTGCATGGGCAACCACACAGAAATACTTTAGAGAAATAGTAAATCATGATTTAAGAAAGCAGATTCAGTTGGAAAACATGAATCAATTGGATGAAGAAGTTCTACCTGCACCTATTATAGAAGATGGTCTAAAGACCGATTTCATGGTGGAAGGTGGTGATGTATGGGAAGTGGCAGACGGTGGCGATACTTATGCGGCCTACACTAGAGATTTCTTTAGGAGTATGTAAATCCGATGTTTGATAAATATCAGTATGGTATTTTAACTGCCAAGAACACATAATAATTCAAGGAGAATAAAATGGCGTTTCAAATCTCTCCAGGCGTAAATGTTTCCGAAGTTGACTTAACAACAGTCGTTCCTTCGGTTCTAACTACGGCCGGTGCTTATGCTGGAAACTTTTCGTGGGGTCCAGCACGACAAGTAATTCTGGTTGACAACGAAATCACACTAACCAATTACTTTGGTAAACCAGATTCAAACTCAGCAATTTCGTTTTTTACATCTGCTTCTTTCTTAGCCTATGGTAACAACCTAAGTGTTGTTCGTGCTGTCGATGCTAACTCAAATAATGCAGCTGCAAACACAGCATTTCAAATTCCTAATTCAGACGAATTTGAATATCTTTATTTAAACACAGACAACAATAATTTCTTTGGTGCATTTATGGCCAAATATCCAGGCGTTCTTGGTAACTCGTTATCGGTAGCTGTTTGTGCCAATACAAGTTTGTTTAGTAGCTGGTCTTATAGTTCTTACTTTACTTCTGCTCCTGGTACTTCAGATTATGCATCTGCTGTTGGTGGTTCAAATGATGAAATGCACGTTGTTGTAATTGATGCAGGTGGATTATTTACTGGCCAACAAGGTACAGTATTGGAAGTTTATCCATTCTTATCTAAAGCTTCTGATGCAAGTATTAATGGAGTATCAAACTTTTATAAACAAGTTATTTTTGATAACTCACAATACATCTATGCTACCGATCCAGTAAACTATGCAACAACAAGTTCTACTTGGGATAATCCAGCAGCTAATACAAACTTCACGACACTAACAACCAATCCAACAATCACATTAGCAGGTGGTTCAGAATTCACACCAACAAATGGTGATATTCAAACTGCTTATGATTTATTTGCAAATAAAGAAACAATTGATATTTCATTGGTGTTAACTGGTAATGCAAACACAACAGTTCAACAATATGTTATTGATAATATTGTTAACTCTCGTAAAGACTGTGTAGCATTTATTTCGCCTCCAAGAACATCAGTTGATGGTATTAATACTACACCAACAGCTGGTATTCAATCTTGGTTATCAAGTTTGGCTCGCTCTAGTTCATATGTTGTAGCTGATTCTGGTTACAAATATATGTATGACAAGTATAACAATGTCTATCGTTACATTCCATTAAACGGTGATGTGGCCGGTCTGTGTGTTAATACTGATACAGTTCGTGATCCATGGTTCTCACCTGCTGGTTTCAACCGTGGTCAAATCAAAAATGCTATTAAGTTGGCATGGAATCCAAATAAGACACAACGAGATGTATTGTATGCCGCAGGTGTAAATCCTGTTGTATCTTTCCCTGGTCAAGGTATTGTTCTGTTTGGTGATAAGACACTACAAAACAAGCCATCTGCATTTGACCGTATCAATGTTCGTAGATTGTTTATTGTTCTTGAAAAGGCAATTTCTCAGGCGGCTCAGTTCTCATTGTTTGAATTCAATGACGAATTTACTCGTGCTCAGTTCGTAGCATTGGTAACTCCGTTCCTACGAGATGTTCAAGGTCGCCGTGGTATCTATGACTTCCGTGTTGTTTGTGACACTACAAATAATACACCACAAATCATTGATACTAACCAGTTTGTTGGTGACATCTACATCAAGCCTGCTCGTTCTATCAACTTCATCCAATTGAACTTTGTTGCAGTTGGAACTGGTGTTGACTTCACAACAATCGTTGGTGCAGCTTAATAAATAACCACGATATAGGAGAAAACAAATGGCATTCAATGTAGCAGAATTTAGAGCAAATATGATTGGTGACGGTGCCCGTCCAAATCTATTTCAGGTCTCTTTAACATTCCCAACAGTTGCAACCAACGGCTCAGCCGCTGCACAGAAAACAACATTCATGGCAAAATCAGCACAGTTACCCGGTTCTACCGTAGGTACTGTGCCTGTGTTTTATTTTGGCCGTGAACTGAAGTTTGCTGGTAATCGTACCTTCACAGACTGGACATTACAGATTATCAATGATGAGGACTTTGTAGTTCGTAACTCTCTTGAATCATGGATGAATGCAATCAACAGTCATACTACCAATGTTCGTAACGGTTCAGCTGTTAACCCATCAGGTTATACAGTTGATGCAGTAGTTACACAATATGGTAAATCTGGTAACGAATTGAAATCTTATAAGTTTGTAGGTGTGTTCCCACTTGATGTAGCACCAATTGATTTAGATTGGGGTTCAAATGATGTGATTGAAGAATATTCAGCCACATTTGCCTTCCAATATTGGGAATCAAATACAACTACCTAATATGTTTTTGTTTGAGGGACTTCGGTCCCTCATTTATGTTTAATTGAATTGGAAATTATAAAATATGGCAGCTACTAATAAATTCTCTCTCTTTGGTTTTGAGATTTCTCGCAGAAAAAGCGAGGAAGAGCAACTCGCACAACCATCTATTACGCCACCAAATAATGAAGATGGCGCATTAACCATTTCCTCGGCCGCATACTATGGCACATATGTTGACTTAGACGGCACAGCAAAAAATGAAGTAGAACTTATCTCTCGTTATCGTGAGATGGCCATGCAACCAGAGATTGAATCAGCTATTGATGATATTATGAATGAAGCCATCGTGCAAGATGATGATGGTAAAATTATTGAGATTGTGTTGGACGATTTAGACCAACCAGAGAAAATTAAAAAAGCAATCAAAGATGAGTTTCATACCATTCTTCGTTTGTTTAACTATAAACATATGGCACAAGATATTTTCCGCCGTTATTATATTGACGGCAGATTATATTATAATGTGATTATAGATAAACAAGATCCAATTGCTGGTATTAAAGAACTTCGTTATATTGATCCACGCAAACTTCGTAAAGTTCGTGAGATTAAAAAGAAGAAAGATGAAAGAACAGGTGCAGAGATTGTAGATGTATTCAATGAATATTATATCTACAACGATAAAGTGGTAACTGGTTCTTCTTCTAATTATGGACCAGTTGGTGTTCGTATTACAACCGATTCGATTCTCTCTGTTGTATCTGGTTTGATGGATTCTCGCCGTGCTGTAGTGTTATCGTATCTACACAAGGCAATTAAACCACTCAATCAATTACGAATGATTGAAGATGCCACAGTTATCTATCGTATCTCACGAGCACCTGAACGCCGTATTTTTTACATTGACGTAGGTAATTTGCCTAAGTTAAAAGCCGAACAATATCTTCGTGATATTATGGTCAAGTATAAAAACAAGTTGGTCTATGATGCACAGACAGGTGAAGTCCGTGATGACCGTAAATTCTTGTCAATGATGGAAGATTTTTGGTTACCACGCCGTGAAGGTGGTAAAGGCACAGAGATTACTACATTACCTGGTGGTCAAAACTTAGGTGAGTTAGAAGATGTTAAATACTTTCAAAAGAAATTATATAACTCATTAAGTGTACCTATTTCTCGTTTAGAACCTAATCAAGGTTTCTCTATTGGTCGTGTTGCAGAAGTTACACGAGATGAATTAAAGTTTGCAAAGTTTGTTGACCGTTTGCGTAACAAGTTTTCTGATATCTTTAATCAGGCACTCCGTGTGCAATGTGTATTAAAAGGTAT